ACGCGACCGAGCCGCTGATGACATTGCTGGTGAAGCTCGACGTGAAGTCTTCGAGCGCGGCCTCACCGGTCAGGCCCTGGCTGGTGACGTAAACTTTCAGCGTGCCAGCGGCGGTCAGGATACCCTTAATGTCCAGCGAGCTGGAATTGAGTATCCCCGGCGCCAACAGCGTCGTCTGGTCGGCCGCCTGGACGAGATTGACTACCCAGGCGCCGAAGTTGCCGGTGAAGTTGATCGCGCCGACGCCGGAATTGGTCGCTTCGGTGGTGATCGCCCCGGTGGTCTGGAGGCCAATGCTCATGACGGTGGCGTGGGCGGTGCCGACGACCGCGAGGCCCCCGAGCAGTGCCGCTGTGGAGAGGAGTAGGCGCTTCATGTGAGGTTTCCCTTTGCAAAAGGAGGAGAAGCGGAACGCCGAGCTATTCCTTGCAAGGTGCCTACCCATAGGACCAAAAACATCCCGGTCGAACCGCAGCGATCCTGCGACCGCCATCGCAAAGGCTAGCTGGTTCGGATGCGATACGTCTGTAAAATCCGCCGACAAACCAAAATAAACTTAGTTGGGCCTTATCAGTAGGTTTGGCGTTACGGTAGTGGACAGTCCCGGGTTTTGTGACACCTGAGACGGCTTGTCGGGTGCCAACAGTTCAGCGACCGCCTCGCGCAGTTCGTGGTTGTGCCGTTTCAGAGCGGCGTTCTCGGCTTCCAGCCCGGCAACGTGCACTTCCATCAGGGCGATGCGTCGGTGCAGTTCCGCCAGGGTGTCGTCGTGTGTGTCTGTCATCCCCGCAGCATCGCCGGAGAGCGGACAAAAGAAAAGCCCCGCCGGGCGGGAGCCAAGCGGGGCAAGTGCTAGTTCTCGGTAACCAGTCATCGTTGCGCCAAATAAACGCTGAATGCAACAATGGCCCAGAACAACAAAGAAATCAGCGTCGCGACGACGACACCAGTTGCAGCGTCACTGTCACGAACACCACTTGCGGATCAGTTGTTCCATTTGGGAGTTCTCCAAAAAAAAGGGCGCCCCGAAGGACGCCCCAGGTGAGGGGAAGAATAGTCCGGTCGAGAGAGACCTACTTCTTCGTCGGCGTCGGCGTGCCGCCCGGATCAATTGGGTTCATCGGCCGGTTGCCGGTATCTGGCAGACCCTGATCGGGATAACCCGGCACCGTCGATGGCGGCACCATCGGATGCGAAGGCTTCAGCGACAGATCGAGCGTGGTCCAGCGATAGCCAAAACCCGGAATCCAAACCAGAACCATCACCTGCTTAGAGCCAGGAAGGCTGTTGTCGACGTAGGGCGGCAATGGCGGCCAGACGGCGCCCGGCGGGATCGGCAGGTCGTTGTTCGGACCGCCTTGGAAGATCGGCAGGTCGTTGTTCGGGAACACCGGGATCGGCGGCAGGCTATTGTCAGGCCGGCCGGGCGGGCGCGGCAGGGTGTTGTCTATCCCAGGCTGGTTTCCAGGAAGCCCCTGATCGGGAGCCGGCGGCTGCCCTGGCAGGCCCTGGTCGGGTCGCGGCGGGATCGGGTGCGCCGGATACACCGGGATCGGCGGATTGGGCCAGACGGTCGGCGGCGCAGGAATGCCGTAGTCAGGATCAACCGGATAGGTCGGCTGGATCGGGTGCGCCGGATGAGGCGGCCGCCCGCCGGGCGCGATCGGATGCCCAGGCGTCGGCGCGATCGGGTGCGAGATAACCGGCGGCAAAGGGAAACCCCAGCCGGGGTCGATAGGGCCTGGGACCGATGGCAGCGAGTTGTCGACATAGGGCGGCAGCCCCTGATCCGGATAACCCGGCACACCAGGAAGTTCGTTGTTGGGACCTCCGCCGATAACGATAAGCGCTGGGATAGTTCTTGGCATGATGGGCGTTCCTCCATTGAATGGTGGCTTCGATGATGCGTGCATACAGCACACCTTCAGGCACGGCTAGCGAGGTTGTGTGACGATCAGGGTCTCTTGACCGAGATCAGGATCGCCACGGCGGTTAATATCTCCATCGCGATCTGGCTGAGGTTGCCGGTGTTGCGCTCGCACATGGTCTGAGCACCAGCGATGCATCCGATGAATATCAACACCTGACCCAGCACGACGACGAAGATCATGGCGAGGATTAGAATCCATGCGCCCCACACTGGATCAAACGGCGGCTTTGGATCATCGGCCACATAATCACCTGCCGACGTCACCGCGCAGCGATGACGGCAGATCGCGTCCGCGCAGGTGCTCGACAACCGTTTCAACCGCTTGCGACGCCTCGGTCACTGCGGCGAAAATCTTAGCGGCGAGCGGGGCTGAAATGCGCTTCGGCATCGGTATCTCATCGAGCGCGCGTAGGATCACGTCCCACTCGGCCGCAGCGAGCGTGAGCGGCACCGTCAGATTGGGATCAATCGTTTGTTGTCGGCTCTCTGACATGCCTCATCCTTTCTTCCCGCGCATCAGCCTTTAGACGACGTAGCCATGCCGGCGCAGCAGCCGCGCGCTGATCCACGCCTGGAAAGCTGCCCGTTCGGCGGATGTAAGCACGCGGTTCCAGTAGGCCCAACATGCCTGGTTACTCTGGCCAGCCGATGATCCAGTCCACGACGCACCCACGCGGAATGACAACGTCGTGTTCACATATAGAGGCTGGCTTTGCAGCGCGGACACCGCAGACGTGCCGAGCGTCTGACTGCCCGCCACCGTTCGTTCCTCGGTCGAACCGGCCGTGACCCACAGCAAACTTGGTGTGCGCCACTGTGGAATATCCAACGGAAGGGTGACAACCAGTGAGGATGGTCCGCCAGTCGGTCCCCAATAGGTTGAAGCTGTCAGCTTTCCATCAGGCGCCGTGGACGCGGTGTTGTTGGTGAACTGAATGCCGGCCGATGTGTTGGGCGGAATTCGGTTTGGATCGCCTCCGGTGCAAGCAAATAGTTGGGTTGCCTCGCCGGCCAGCGGCGCCAGCGAATACGCCACCAACATGACCGTTAACTCGACGGTTTGCATGATCGGCGTCTGGAGGTACGTGGTGCCGCCAGAGAATGTCATGGTACCGTCAGAGTTTATCGTCGGCGTGCCGACGAACGCGGCGCCTTGCAGACCGCCCGTCGCAAGGTTAGTCGCGCTCCGGGTAGCGCCGCGATCGAATAAATATAGCGCAACGAGCCCTGTCGGAAGGGTGCCCGGCAATATGTATTCGTCAGCGTACGCAGTGGCGTCAGCGTTATTGAATAGGAAAGCTGTGGGCATCTTTTGATCCCTTTATTACAGCCCGTAGACCTGCTTCAACAGCGGGCTCAACAAGTTCGCCTCAATCACGTAACCTGCATTATTGGGGTGGACACCATCAGCACTCAGCGACGGTGAGGGGATTTGTGGCGCGCCCGCCGGCCCTGTTGCCCCGCTCAACACCGAGTCATAATCTATGACAACTGCACGGCTCATCGCGCGGATCGCCGCGTTGACCTTCTGCCGCGTCGCATCAGTTTGCAGCGTCATACCGATATCGCCGTAGAGCGTTGCGATGAACGACACGCCGCCATACGACTCCACTCTGCCAAAGATGGACATTGCTGCTGACAGCGACATATCGGCGATTTGCTGCGTGATGTAAAGATAATCGAAATACCCGGTCGCAGTCAGCGTACCGTTGGCCGTCGCAGTGCCGCCCGACGGCAGCACCGATGGGAACGCCACGTTTGTCCACAAACCGTTGCTGAAAGCACGATATCCTGCATTAAACAGTACGGTGGTGGCTTGAATGGCAGCGGCAAAATTGGTCGCCACGGATGACAGAGTGTCGCCGGCTTGAACTGTATAGCTCACGGTGAGAGGCGAGCCGGCGACGTTGGTATCCGTGATGGTGGTAGAAACAATGTTACCTGGAGTGATCGTGCCACCGATCAAAATCTGTAGCACATCGGAGTGTCCATTGCTGGCGGGCACTCCCGTTACAAGCGTTGTCAATTTCCAGCTATTGCGCGACCAAGCCTGTAAGTAGGCCACCGTGGGCTTCACCCAATCGACTGACTGTCCATACTGGACCACATACGTGTAAAAATCGGATGCCGGCTGTGCGAAGATTGCCAGTTCGACTGGATTGGCGGGCGTGGACAGCGCCATAGCAACTTTGCGCCACACGCCCCATATCCCGTAGTCAGACCCGGTGCCTGCCGAAGTGCTGTCACCACCGTCCATGATAGCGATGCCTCGGTTCAGGCTTTCATATTGCAGGCCGTGACAGGCCCAATTTCCAACTCGGGTCGTGCTGGTGAAATTGGCCGGCGTTGTGACACCATCAGTGACCTGACTGAAAGATTGCAGCGTGCGGCCGAACAGAAACGAGTCGTAGGCCCCTGATACATCGCCGGTGTTAACTGCCAATTGAAGTGTGCCGGTCGTCACATATAGCCGCACGAAAACGAGCGATGCGCCGCTGCCGCCATCCACGCGCAGCGGCGCCACTCCTGGCATCCAATCCGAGAGATAGTGGTGGAATATCTGGCGAGGATTGAAGGTGCCATAGTTGATGGGATCGGCCGTGGGCAGCGCGAAGGTGGTGGGCGCCACCAAGTTGGCCAAATTGAAAGCTGCCAACTGTGAAATATAGTCAACATCCAGCCCGGCGTTGAGCCATGTAACAGTCGTCCACTGCGCAGCCTTTCCGCCTATCGTCGGGTTGATCCCATCGCCTACCGTGTCAGCAAAGGCATATGCCATCTGGATGGTCGCCGCCGATTGGGCTGATGGCACGATGAACCGAACTGACGATGGCTGGCCTTCGGTGGTGAAAATCGCAGCATAAGTCGTATTCGCGGTGGAGTTGACCACGGTGGTGAACCATGTGATCGGCTTGGCAGTCAATCGCGTGCGGTAGCGGCCAGCGTTGATCAGCGCAGCGGGAATGCCAGTCGCTTTTTGATGCGCCCATTCCCCCGTCGTCGGATCGACTCTGTTCATGACAGCGCCGTCAGGATCTAGAAAAACCACCAACGGCTGTGTGCTGTACGGCGTCGAAGTCGCGTATATCGTCGTATCAAGGGTCGAGCCGATCTTGAGCGGCAACGTCACCGGCGAAAACGAAGCGACATTCAGCGTCGTGAATGTGCCGGTTGGCGCAGTGAGCGGCAAATTAAGCTGCCAACCCGCCGTCGAGGTGAGGAACTTTGCCCACACACCACCATCAACATCAGAAAAATAAGCATCATCGGGACCGACCGGCGCAACGATGGTCGCTCCGCCGACAATGCCGACCGTTGACAATGCCGTGCCGCCACCAGTGATCGCACTCGCATTCAGCGTCGTGAAAGTGCCGGTTGGCGCAGTGAGCGGCACTTTAAGCTGCCAACCCGCCGTCGAGGTGAGGAACTTTGCCCACACACCACCATCAACATCAGAAAAATAAGCATCATCGGTCGTACCGACCGGCGCAAAGATGGTTGCTCCGCCGACAATGCCGACCGTTGACAATGTTGCCGTGCCGCCAGTGATGGCAACTGCACTCGCGTTCTGCACCGCCATCGTGCCGTAGGCGCTCGACAGCGGTATGCGCTTCCAGACGCCACCGGAGAACAGAGCCTCATCAGCAACGGACCACACCGAATTGCCGTCGAGCGTTGTGGTGCCGGCGGTTCCGACAATCCACACATCTCCCTGCGTGCCGACGCCGGAGGTCAGTGTCGGGGTGTTGGTCGCCGCATTCCACGATCCTTTGTACGTGAGGCCGCTCACCAGCGTACTGATCGCCGCATCGACATATTGCTTACTCGTGGGTTGCAGTGCGGCAGTTGGGTCTGCGGCCAGTACGAGCGGCCCGCTCATCGTGCCGCCAGTCTTGGGCAGGTTGAGCGCGGTCGCCGCATCGACATATTGCTTGCTCGTGGCTTCAAGCGGTTGAGCCGGGTCGCGCGCCAGTGTCAGGCTGCCGATAACGACAGAGTCGGTCAGTGTCAGATCAGTCGCGAAGCCGTTCTGCGCATCGACCTTATCGACGTACGCGGCGTTCCACTGGTCCGTCGTCGGCACATAGCCCGTGACCCAGCCCGGGGATGTATTGACGCCGGATATGCGAAGCTGCGGCGGCGGTGGCGGCGCATCGGTGAAGGTCGGCACCTCGGTGTTGCGCAGCATTTTGGTCAGCGTTGTCCGCGGCGGCGGTCGGCGCGGCCTCGGTGGCGCCATGCGAGCCTTCGCGATCTCCTCCATCGACATCGCGCGGTCTCCCTTACATCCGCTGCCAGCGACCACTGAGCAGGCGCCAGCGGAACGGCGTGGCCGATGTCGCGGTCGTCGGCACACCGCCCCCCATCGTTTGGCCGGTATTGGCTTGCACGGTAAGCGTGGTGACGCCGCCGAAAAAAGTCATCTCGATGTCCTGGTTCGGACGCGCGTTTAGCGGCATGATGATAGTGGCAGAGGCGACCAAGACGTTATTCAGAAACACGCAACCAGTGCCATCTGGAATAGTATACACCTCGGCCGCGACGAGCGCGTGGTTCACGCACGTAGCGCCCTTGGCGCCGTTGGTGATCACCGCGCCCGTGCCGCCAGCTTGCAGGTTAATGTCGGTGGAATAATCGGAGAACGTTAGGACGGTTCCCGACGGGATTGTGCCGCCACTCGTGGCTGTGTTGATCGTGATCGAGTTCGATGTGGTCGACGCGATCAAGGTCGGCGTCGGCAAGAACGGACTGCCAGTCACCAGCAGACCGTTAATCAGTCCGATCGTGTTGACCATGCTGATTGTGGTCGATCCGGCAATCGCGTCCGCGCTGGTGGGCTGTGTGAAATTGTCGAGACCCACAGCGGAGTAAAACGCTCCCTGCCCAGCACCTCCGGACCTCGTGCTTGGTAAATAACGCGGCACAGCCGGATTGTTCGTCACCTGCAAGCCAGGGCCGTTAGAGTTTCCCAGCGTCACCGAACCAGACCCGGTCGCATTCATCGTCGGATTGTTTTGCGTGTAATTATTCACACCGTTATCGGTTGCGTAGGTCACCCTGGCGGGGGCGGTGCGGAAGGCATCCTGCTGCGTGTTGTTGCTTGTACCTGCGTCGAACAGATAGCCGGTGAAGTTTGGCACCCTGGCCGCGTTCGTGATGGTATTATTTTGCAACACATTGAACGCAGACGTTCCAGCGATATGAAAACAGTTGAATGTCGGAATCACCGCCAATCCAGCGCCACAGACGTTATCAGTGATGATTGCCTGATTTACATTGTTGAGCAGCACGCCATCGGCGCTCGGTGGCTGAGTCGCTAGACGATTGGTGCCGGTGCCAAAGGCGCTATGGCTAATGTAGACTGAAAGCCCGATGTTGATCGCTAGCTGTTGCGCGGTTTGTGTCGAATAGAAGTTCTGGATCATAATGTTGCCGTAAGCGTGGTGTCCTGCATTTTCCATATTCAGGCACATGGCGCCGAGGCCGCAGCCGATTCGATCGAAATACAGCCCTTGATAGAACGCTTCATCGGTCGCCAGATAATCGATCGCGCCGAGATAGAATGCAGTCGCGTTGATTCGTGTCCACCGATGCTCGTAGTGACCGAACAGGTTGTTCTGTTCACGGATGGTAAACATCGCCCCGGTCGTGCCGTCATTGATGTGAGCAAGGTCGTTGTTGCCGTCGACGTTATTGAAGATGCCGTTGCTCACCGACATGAGATCGAACAGCCAACCCCAATAGCCCACCCCCTGGACGTAATTGTATGTTACGTTATTGATCATCGTGGAATTGGACGTGAGATTGAACTGCGCCTTGGCGATCGCGACGTGCGGCGCCCCAGCGACGAAGTGGAGGTTGTCCATCGTCAACCGGCCGCCATTGTTGCTGAATTTGCCGAGGTTGAACGTTGCCCCACTGCACGCAGCGGACCCGGTGAAAGATACCGGATTGATGGGTGGCGTGCCGTAGGAACCGCCAGTGGCGATTGTCACGCCACCGCTCTGCACGGCCCCGCCAGTGACCTTGGTGACAGTCAGCGTTGCTGACGTTGGACTGCCGCCCGGTGTACTGCCGCCGGTCGCGGTCAGCGTCTCGCCGACGACGCATCCAGAGCCGGTTCCAGCGAACGATGACGCCGTCAGCACGCCTGCGGTGAACGTGGCGTTGATGGTCGCACCAAAGCCGGGACTTAACGTCGTGTAAGCCTGCGGGTTCGGCGGCGGCACCGAACACGACCCTGGCGTGGCGATGTTGGTGGACAGTATCTCGCCCGAGCTTCCGACGGTCAGCACGTTGATCACCGGTGATATTTCGCAGGTGCCCCCGAGGCCGGTCAGCGTAAGCTGATCCGCAGCCGAGTAGCCTAGTCCGGTGGCGCTCACAACTGCCGAACCGACACCCATCTTATTGTTCAGGCCGTAGTTGAGCCACGGCGTGGCTTTGACCACTGCGCCGCTGCTAAGCCCATCATCTCCCGCGACGGTCAGCGAGATATTGTTGGCATTGAGCGCGTCGGCGCCAGTGTAGAGCATCGCGTGATTCGGTACGCGTATCTTGGCGCCAGACGCCCCGGATATGTTGCTATACGTCGGCACCAAGGCGGGCATCGCCTGCACCTTGTCGATGATGGCCTGCATGGCGCACCAATCGGTTTCTTGCGACAGCGCAGTCGCTTCGGGACACACCGCCTGTGCGGCTGCCAGCGTGTTGTAGACGCTCGATAGCGGGTGGCTGGTGCCATCCATGATGGCGCCATAGTCGGCTGGATTGAGCCAGTCAGCGGCCCGTGCAGACAGGGCGCGCGCGGCACTGCCGCCGGTCGCCGTGGTCGTCATCTTGGAGGCATCACCAATCGGGGCTGGCGGCGGAAGCTGCGCAGCACTTGGAGAGGACACCAGCGCAAGCAAACCCAGAGCGGCGACTATGCGACGCACAGGAAACCTCCGTTGTTCCAGACCACACCACTGCCAGGGGTAAGTTTCGAGGCGTCGGTCGGAAGATTGGCCAACACCAGTTTGCCGGTGACTGTCAGGGTGCCGGTCACAGTGAGGTCTGTGACAGTGCCGCCACCGGCGGCCTTCGCATCGACGTACTGACGGGTTGCAGCCTCGAGCGGGCTGCCTGGGTCCTGCGCCAGAAGCAGCGTGCCGATCACCTGCGCATCGGTCAGCGTAAGCTCGGTCGCGTAGCCGAATTGCGCATCGACCTTGCCCACGTAGGTCGAGTTCCATTCATCGGTCGAGGGAATCTTGCCCGTCGTCCACCCCGGCGACGTGTTGACGCCTGAGATCGCCAGCGAGTTGGACATACATTACTCCCCTCGGGCGAACTCCCCGAACTGCTCTATCGCAGCACGCAAATACGCAGCATGTGCCTCTTGAGCGGTATGAAATCTGCCAACAAACCGCTGACCCCCGCCATCCTTTTCGATGGTAGCTCGCCACCGTCCACGACTCTTGTCATAGGACACACCTTTGAAGCCTGAGGTGTTGTCGCTTCGCTTCCGCGCGTTATGTGCGTTTTGGGAATGCGTAGCTTCGCGTAGATTGATCCACCGATTGTCCAGCTTATCCAGATTGCGGTGATCGATCTCGTCCTTTGGCCACACACCGGTCACAATAAGCCACGCAAGGCGGTGAGCCGCATAATGCACGTAGTTGATACAGATATTCCAATAACGCCCATTGCTGAACCCTGCTATCTGTCCTTGCCTTTCGGCGGCACGATCTACACGCCAATAGAAGACTCCACTCTCCGGCTGATATTCCAGTAGTTCCTTCGCAAATTCCGCTGAGACCTTCGACTCATTCGTCCGGCGCGCCGCCAGAAGTTTAGACAAAATCCTTACCTCCAATCGCACTGACTGCCACAATGAAAGGACTTCCAGAGGGCAGCACCGATATATTCACAGCGATTGTAAACCCGGACGCGCTAGCTTGCACCTGACCCGTCACTGTGCGATCCCGATTGACCACGATGAAGCTCTGCGCGGCGTTAATGCCGGGGACCGTCAATGCCGCTGTGTTCAGCGCCGACTTGATGACGCCGATCGGCGGTGCGTGGCCGAGGATGCGCTCCCAGTAGGGAATGCCGCGCGTGGTGTCGAACCATGCCTCAGAACGAAACAGCCTACAGGCACTCGCAATGTCTTGTGCCTGACTATATGGCTCACTTGCTATCGCTATGTTCCGAGAGGCATCCTTGGTCAAATCCCATGTAGCCGTGTCCAACAAAAGTGTCTGCACGACTATTCTCCCCTGGCAAATTCTGCTCCGAAGTGATCTTTGGCTGCTCGAAGATAAGCCGCGTGCGCTTCCTCCGCCGTCTCAAACCTGCCAAGGTTTACTTTCTTTCTGCCTTTTACAATATAGGCGACCCAGCATCCTGCGCCGGGTCGGTTACCGCGACGCTCGGTTCTGTTTGGATTGGCGCGAGACTGAATGAACGCAACACCCTTAAAACCACTGGTGTTGCGAGCCGCCTTTGGCACATTGCCTCGCTGCTGATGTCTTGTGGCTTCGCGCAGATTCCCCCATCGATTGTCTGACTTATCCAAGTTCTCGTGATCTATCTGTATCGCAGGCCATGATCCGGTCATCATCAGCCACGCAATGCGGTGCGCCAGATAGAGTTTGTAATTGATCCTGATCGTCCAATAGCCCTTGATGTGCGGACTTCCGGCAAGACCGCCTACCGGCGCCGTGCTGCCCCTACGAACGCGCCACCGGAACTCACCTGTCTCCGGATCGTAGCGCAGGAGACGGCGCGCCTCATCGGCGGTAAGCTCTGTATCAGCCATAGCGAACCTCACGTGTTCGGTTGTGGTCAGGGGCCGATGCGGTGTGCAACCACCGTCCGGCCCCGCTTTTATATCATACTCGCTGCCATCGTATCAAAGTCGATGTCGAGTAACAGCGTATCCACGCGCTACGCCTCGCGATGCGGGGCTTTATACACATGGAAGGTCAGCGGTGCCGACCACGGCTCCTGGTTCCTGATCCATGCTATCTCGGAGAAGCTCCTGGCGTCAGGTTCAAGCCAGTCGGTGCCATCGAACTTCCAGCCAATCTCGACCTCGTCCGGCGCATCGACGAACAGCGCGCAGGTCTCAGGCGGAAAGCACTCCTCGAACTCATGACCGTGCGGATGCGGTGGCTGCACCTCGATCACGAAGCCATCCGCGTCCAGCCGTGCATGGATCGTCATGATTTCACCATTCGATTACTGCCATCCCCGCGCCAGCGGAGCCGCCAATACCCGAGGCGCCGCCACCGATGCCGCCATTGGCGTTGCCGCCGTAGCCGCCACCACCGCCGCCGAAGATACCGCCATTGCCGCCAGCGCCGTTGACCGTGCCGCTGCCGCCACCGCCACCGCCGCCACTGCCATCACCGCCATTACCGCCGGTCGGTGACCCGGAGTTCGCGGTGCATCCGCCCCCGCCGCCACCGGACAACGTATCGCCGGTAAATCTCGGGGTGGGTCCAGTTCGCAGCGTGCCAGGGGCGCCATTCGCAGCGGTGCCACCGGCCGCTCTTACGCCAAGACCATCAGGACCACCGGCACCGGTATCATTCCCAGGACCAAACGGTGATCCTCCGCCGCCGCCAGCAGTGCCACCAGCATACCCGGCGCCACCGCCGCCGGCACCGTTGGGACTGCCTGCACCGCCTCTTCCGCCAGTTCCCAACTGACTGGCGGCGCCGCCTCCACCTGCATTCTGTCCGCCGTTGGTCGTTCCGGACGCAGACCCCCCCGCGCCGCCGGGGTAACGCATTGAGCCGCCGGTCCCACCCGTTCCGCCAGCGCCACCCGGCGCAACGTTGTTCGACGGCACCACACCACCCAGGCCAGGAAGCGCCGAGATCAATGCTCCTACGCTGCTGGTCCCGGCGCCAACGGTGACCGGGATCACCTGCGCTGGCGTGACCGTAAAGATGCCCATGGCGAACTCACCGCCACCACCGCCGGCCAGACCATAGCCAGATGTACTGTTCGCCGTCGGTCCGCCCGCCCCCACGACGCGCGCCCTGATCGTTGTGATACCCGGCGGCACCGTAAAGCTCGACGACGACAGGAACGATTGAAACTGTCCGTTGCCGAACACCGCCGTTTGCCCGTTGCCATAACCGCCAGACGGCGTATTGCCGCCACCGCTCCCGCCGTGCGCCGCATCGCTCGCGGTGCTAATCCGCTGCACCATTATGACGTGGCTCCCAAGAGGGTGATGCTCAGGCCGGCCGAACCAGCCTGGGCGTAAACCCGCCATCCCTGATTGAGCGGTATCGGCCAGCGCGAAAGAATGCCGCCGGTTCCCATCCCGTCGACCGTGGTGTTCTGTTCAACGTAATCCGCCGGCACCGGCGCCGCTCCGGTCGTTATCGCAATCGAGATGGTATTATTGGTCCCGGTGCCATTGGAAACCGTCAGCAAATAGGTGCCGCCGATCGCGACGCCGCCGCCCGTTATGTCGGTCAGCGCGCCCGACGCGAGCGCCGCGCTGTATTTTGCTGCCGTGAAGGCCATTCATTCTTCCCCCATCTAGCAACACGCGGCGAACAAAATCATTGCATCTTGGATCGGATACTTCTGCCATGTCGCCGCGGTAAAGCTCGGCGCCGTCATATTGTTCTCAGTGGTGCTACGCCACTGCGGGTCACCCGACACATCGCGGACGATTGCGTGGCGCGGATAGCCGCCGATCGTCACTTGCCACGCCGCGTCATAGATTGCTGGACCGCCCGCGCTGAACCACTGCGACCACTGACTTTCCCAGTTGAACATGCGTTGCGTGTCTTGCCCGAACGGCCACGAACCTCCGGCCGCTATTGGGACGAAACAAGCTGGCGGGTAGCCGTCGTTCAGCGAGGCTGCGCCGAGTTGCAAACCTATCTGTGATGCTGTCGGTATTGGTCTGATCTGCCCAACTCCGGCGTTCGCACCAAATGGCATGTCGTACTTCTGCGGTATATTGCTGGTTTGCATACAGACCTCCGGTTTGCCACGTCGCCGCCGTTAGCCCTCCACAACGGTCATCTGCACGCCCGCTGGATGAGGAATCACGCCGCTCTGGTAAAACACCGCGCTCTCCAGCGGCGGCAGGAAAAAGCCGAGAAAGCGATACTGCCCCGTCATGTCGAGACCATCGACCACGAAGCACGGGCCGAGATCACCAAACAGCGCCATCAGGATTTGATTGTAGCTCGCGGTGGAGCCGTCGGTGATGTTCGCCATCGCCTTCGCCAGTATCAGGGTCAGGAACCCGTTGTCGGACAGCAGCGTTGGCACCGTCGTCGGGCCGCCGGACCAGAAGCAGCCGTCGTTGTTGAACGGGCTCTCCGCGATGTCCTGAGCCTCGGCGAAGCCAAAGAACGTTCCCGCCGCCACGTTGAACACGCGACCGACGCCGACGATGCGGCCCCAGCGATCGAGGCCATAGCCGCGCGCGGTGTCGAGGTTCAGCACGCCGTTGTAAAGCAACTCGATGCTGGGCTGCGGCGACTTCCACTGGTTGAATGCTTCCAATAATGCCCGTATAGTTGTGCTATCGAAATACTGCGATATGACCGTCTTGAGGTAGTCGTCCATCAGGGCGTGATCGTCAGGTTAATATCGTTGGCAGAGCAGACCGGAATTTGGGCAAGCGTCATCGGCACTTCGATGTCGAAGCTGGTGGCGCTCATCGTCGTGATGCTCACGAGTTGCGATACTCCGATGCTGTAGGTTCCCACCCCGCCGGTTCCCGTGCCCAGCCCGGTCACGAAGGTGGCCGGCTGCACGCCAGGACCCTCGATCAGATCATCCACCTTGATATGCCCGCCCGCCGGGATCGCGCTCACTGTCAATGTCAGCCCGCCGATCGTGCCGGTGAAGCTGGTGGCATCGCTGCCCGTCGCGCCGACCGTCAGGGTCAACAATTGCGCCCATTGTCCGAGGCCGGTCACCGCGCAGTAATAGCGCGACGCCAGCACTGGCTGGCCGATACGCGCGCGCGGGCCGCCGTCAGTGCCGGCGAATGCCGCCAGGATCGCATTCTGGATTTGCGTCAATGCGTCGAACGGGATGTTCTGGTTCTGCTGGATCACCACGCTGAAAGCGATCTCGATCTGCGCCGGGCGTTGGAACGTCACCGGGTAGCTCGGATACGGCGTGGAATACCACGCGCTGGTGTCCTGCACCGTCACCGTGGTGTTGCCGTTGTAGTTGCTGCCGGTGCTTTTCTTCGCCCAGATCGCGGTCGCGATATCGATGTTGGTGCCGCCCGCCACCGCGACATAAATGCTGTGCGGCACCAGAGTGACGCCGCCGACCGTCAAGGGGGCCGCAGTCCAGTTCTCCGTCACGTAGGCATCCAATACGCCAGGAACCGCCAGCACGGCGCCAATGATCGACGGCAGTTGGCCGATGCTGTTGTTCGCCACACTCTGCTGACGGCGAAGCTCGAATGCCGTGCGGCTTTCAACGTCGCTGCCGACTATCCCGTCAAGCGGGTTGGTGATCGAGTCCCATCCAGGGATGACCTGATAGACCGTCGTCACCGAATTGGCCGGACATGCGATCGGGCCATACGTCGTGTTGGCAAATTCAATCAGCACATTGCCGGTCGCCGGGCTTATCGTTCCCGTGTTGCGCGCAATGTAGAAGTTGCCCTGGCCGTCCGTCGCCTGCGTGCCAGCCGGGATCACCACATTACCAAGTCCGGTGCATAGGCAATCGACCACCGTCGGCTCGGCGGGGTTTCGGGTGATGAAGTAGATCCGTGCCAGCGCATCCTGATAGCGGCCTTGCGCATAAGCCGGATCGCACATCTGAGACAGGAACAGGAACTGGTCGTTCTTGTCGGTGATGATTGCCGTTTCGGTCGTCGCAAGCTGCCCCTGCGGGGTTTCCAGCGCCGGGTTAAGATTACCCCCAAAACAGTTATTGATGTCGCTCTGTACGCCGGCAAGAACTTGCGAGTCCGTGGGGATGATAAAGCCGTTCGGCCCCAGCGTAGGGGCGGGTACTGCTGTCGTGCCTGACATGGGGTTTAGTTCGCGAACACGTTGGGCGAGCCGGCACTGATCGAGGCGCCGCATGCCGCCTGATCGCCGACATTCATCCCGGCGCGTCCGTCGACCGTCCAGTTGGTGGTCCCGGTGGCTTTGTGCAGTGGCGTGGTGCCGTGACCGGGGATCGGGCAGAAATGCATATCGCCCTGGCGGGCTACGCCAATGCCGTTGGCGGTCACATCAGAGGAAGCGCTGACGATGTTGCCGCCATGGTCGGAAGGATCGCCAAGCCGCGCCACAGAGAGACCTGCCATGCGTTCAGCCCTCCAGATAGAGAATCGCCAAGCGAAGTAAGTCAGGACTATCGCGGAATTTTCCGATGCCCTGGTTGCATTCACGGCACAACAAACCACGAACTTTTCCTGTTGAATGACAATGATCGACGTGCATAGAGCTTTTGTGCCAACGATCAGAAGGGAATTGCACCGAACAGATTTTGCAGCAGTTATTTTGTTGAAGCCTCATCTGGTCCAGTTGATCGACCGTCAGGCCATACTTGTTCCTCAGAAGCCGCTCTCTCGCTGGCCCTTTCCGCAACGGCCACCGACCGGACTCCAGCTTCCTGCGCTTGGCCTTATGATCATCTGTCTGTCGCTTAGCGATCTGCGCTGGTGTTCGATAATGCGCGCGATACCAAGCCCTCCCGCTGGGTGATGCGTTTCGGTTACTCAAACACTCCAGACAACCCTTCGTGCTAACCCAGCGTTCACAGACGTGACCGTGGTTGCACGGGATGCCAGTAAAGAACCGCTTCAGACCAGCGGACTTCGCCTCCGCGCGGGTGCGGATTATCATATGATCAGCCATTCCAGCCCCTATCAGGCTTCGAGTGGTCAGGGATCAGTCGGCGTTTGCAGCGCCTACTGATCCCGTATTTTTACACTGACCTTTACGATTTGTTAAGGTCGATTTCCGGCGCGTTAATGGACACGTTTTCAGTGGCAGTAAGGGTGATCTTCGGAGACGTAATCCTGACCTCGATTGGCGATACCAACTCGATCCCGGTATCTGAAAACCGCAGGTAAGCCTCCGGCGTCAGGTTCAGACATTGGCCGACATAGATGCCGTCGGCATGATCGTAGCGCCGCATCGAGCCCGGAACCGAGGCGTCGCGGTTCGCTTTCACGCCAGAGATATCGCGCGATGAATGCACCACGATACCGATATCGCCGACCTTGGGATCGGCTATGATCGCATCCGTCCCGCCGCCCTGGCGATGATAGGGTAGATCCCAGATCGTGCCGTGATCCATCGGGTTCTTGCCGTCGCCATCGACCTGTTTGACCATCGGCTGGACATGCACCCGGCCGGGAGCCGCGACCGCGCCCTTGCCGCCGTCGATGCCGACGATCTTGACCACCGTCGCCGTCGCCATGCGGCTGATCGCCTGATCGGCGACGAACTCGAGCCCCTCCGCCTCGTTGGTCGTCGCGGTGACCGAGGCAAAGCCCTTATAAACCGTTCCCGACATGCTAGTGGAGGATCGTGTTCATTTCGAGGAACTGGAACCAGCTACCGCCGGGCAGTTCAGACTCAAGGACGTAAGTGATCTTGAAGATCCTCCAGCGCTCTGGGCCGAGTTTGATCTGCGACACCACACGCACAAAGCCGCCCGCAATGATTGCCGGGTTGAACAGTGTCGTGACATTCAAATTAGGTGCCGCAAATGTTGGATAAGCGACCGTTCCGCCCGGGGCCGGCGTGATCACCGGCTCGGCGCCAGCGCGGCCCTGCCCGCGCGGCCAGATGGCCAGCGTCTGGGTGGCGTCGTCCTGGATAAACTCGATACCGGCAGACCGCGCTATCGCCCGGGTTTGCATCCATGTCGTGCCCGGCCAGTAGCTGGTCGGCAATTGCACGTTGACCCCATTGTTCTCCAGCGAGCATCCCATAGCGCCGGCGCAGGTCTGCATCGCCTGTCCGACATCCACCGGGCCGCGCAGGCTGATTGGCGGCACCGGCTTCATGGCAGAGACCAGCGCCCCGATGGCAAGGATCTGGTAGGCGACCTGCGGCTGTGCCTTGCCGTCGAACACCGCGCTTTTCACGTTGCCCTGGAAGACCGTCGTGATGCCATTCACGTTGTCCCCTGCCTGCACGATGATGAAGTTGGCGTTCTGCGCATCCGGTAATGTGTTCAGCGTGGCGAGTTGATCCATCTGCGCCAGCGTCATGCCCCAGATGCGCAAATGGAGTTCGGTCATCGCGCCGATCGCCTTGACCATCGTCAGCGAACAGCGAAAGCCCGAGAGCGTCAGGGAGTCGCTGCCACCGAATGTGCCGCTGGCAGCGTTCAGGATGAATGAGACATCGATGCGCCGTTTGACATAGACTGCCGAGGGCGCCGCCAGCGCGGTGCCGAGCGGCAGCCCAGCCGCGTCGAAGTCGCTCAAGCCCAGTAACCAAGGTAGTAGCGGGTATTAAGTCCCTGCCACTCAGGATCATTGATGCCTTGGGTATCCCAGAACGCGATATCACCAAGGAAGCCGAAATACGCCTCGCGCACGATCCAGTTGCGGTCGTGCGCCAGCACGCCGCCGATTATCAGCACATTGTCTCGGCCGATATCGACGTAGAGACCCGTGGTGCGCGTGTAGATGTTGATCCGGCAGTGCTGGTCGTTCAGCACGATGTTGAAGGTCTGCGCCGGCACCGTCTGAACAGGGATGATCTGGCGCAGCATCAGAGCAACGAGCCGTCGCCAAAGAACGGCATGTTCGGCGGCACGGCTGACGCTACCAAGGGCGGCGGCGACGACGTGGCCAGTGTCGGCATCAAAGGCGGCGCCGTCACTGGCGTTGGTGATGTTGTGACCGGCTGAACCGCACCGCCCGATACGGCCGCCTGACTGCTCGCAGCCGCAGTGTTGGCAAAGGAAGCATTCGCGGTGATCCGCACCTCTTGCAGCCACACTTCGACCAAAAGCAGGTTGATCCCCGCCTTTGCCTCGCGGCGATAATCGTAGTGCACCAGATTGGCGTTGCCGTAGCTTTGCTCTGGTGTCGCCACCACGTAGAGATCGAGCGACAGCACCGCGCGTTCGATGTTCTGCAAGAACGCGGTGCGGCGGAACTTCGCTGTGTCCGTCAGTGTGCCGCTGCCGATGGCAAAGCGAACCCGCGCATCGTAGGGCACCTGAACCTTGTTGTAGCTGGCGAATCCGCCCTGTTCAGTCGGGTAGTCGCTGATCCGGGTCTCATGGCGGAAGTCCACCGCGACCACCGAGTCAGCCACCGCGACCGGCGAGCCATCCATGGCGAAGATGCCCCATTGTGGTCCGGCGAACAGATTGGCCCCCAGGAAGCCCACGATGTCGCCTGACAGCAACGCGAACGAAGAGATAGAGCTAAGCGCGTCGTCGATGGGCGCGCGCAATGCCGGGACGCCAGGATAGCGCGGCACCCGCGGATACGAGGGAACGCTGATCGGCGTCATGCGAGGCCCGTGTTGTGATGGCTGACGAAGGCGGTCTTCTGCATTTGCAGCTTGATGTCCTTGGCGACGGCGGCGGCATCGGTGGCGCCCGAGTGCACATGGATCTGCCCGACATGGGTTTCGGACGAGTTGTCATTGCTGATGCTGCTCGACGTGTTCATCGCCTGCTGTTGGCGATCGGCCGACATCGCGGCGCCGATCGGTGGCGCGGTGATTGCGGGCACGCCTGGGGGCGTCCACGAGCCTGACCGCATCCCTTGCAGGACGGCATTGACGTTTGCCTGCCTGCCGTCCGTCTGAGCCGGGGGCACTGGCGGCGCTGGCGGCGCCGTTGGAGGCGTGGCGGGCGTTGTCGCGGTTGGCCGAGGCGGTGTGACGGATGCCACCAGCCCGCCGCCGGGTCGTTGGGCATTGCCACGCGCTAACGAGATGCCTTCGAGGATCTGGCCTTCTGTTGCAGTACGGGAGCCGCGTCGCCCTTCGCGCTTGAATTGGCCTTGCAGCATTTGCGCGACAATTTTCGGATCAGCGGAAGCGATGTCGAACGGCGCGTTTGGATCTATCCCGAGAGACTTGGCAAGGGAGCCGGTGTATGAGTTTTCAGCCCAGCCTTGCAGCGCACCAGCGAGCGTTTTCCCGTGTCGGGCCTGATTTCGCTCTAACAGTTTGTAGGTGTCCGAAACGCCTTCTTCCATCGTGTTGTAGACGGCCATGGTGTGCGCGCCGCCGGTATGCGGGTCGGTATATTGAAACCTGCCGGACGCTTTTTGCCACGACGCATAATTCATGTTGCCCGGATTGTTCGCACGCGTGCCGTAGTCGCCCGAGGACGTGTCACCAGGAAGCTGCGCTATCACCGGCGGCGGTTGTCCCGCCGGGACCGGCGCTAGGCCGAGGGGAGCTGCCGGCGTGCCGGCCCCCGCGCCGCCGCTCCCACCGCCGAGCCACGTCGATGGGTGCAATATCGAGAAGCCGCCCCCGGTGCCGCCACCGCCACCGCCAGCATCGCCACCTCCCGCATCATCCGATGGGGCGTCTTTCAGGGCTGGCGCGAGCGTGCCTGCCGTCGTCGTGTCAGTGGACCCTGAGAGCGGACCTTGCTGCGAACTTGGGGCCTCGCCCCGCGCCGCCGACGCCGCTGCTGCCTCTGGCGAGGCCTCTGGCGTTGCGCCGGTGAACGCACTGACGAGCCGATGCCACAACGACGGCGCAGGAGCCGCACCGCTGGCGCCCTGCACCCCTTGCATCATCGCCGCAACGTCGCCGCGCGTCTCTGGCATCGGTGGCGCTGGCGCGGTCTCCGGGGGCGCTCCCGGTCCTGCCAGGAGACCGGACGGCGCAGTGGATGCCACAGGGGCCGTGGCGGAGGTGTGATGCCATCCCATCACCCGGTCCAAGATCGAGCGACGTTCCGGCCCAGCGGGAGACGCCGGTGCCGGCTGTGCGCTCGGCGCCGCGGCCGCAGGGGCTGGTTCCGGGTCGCCGCGCATCCTGTGTCTGGGCGCGGCTGGCGTTGCAGCGGTTGGCGCGGAGGCGCCGGGGGCTGTCTCCGGCTCGCCTGCCGCCTCGCGCTGTTCCTTGTAGGTGCGGCCAGCGCCGGTCTTGCGCGCCATGAAGTCGTCAAACTTGGCCGCGCCCGGAATGTGCTTATCGATCCAGGAGGAGAAGTCGAACTGCGTCTCCGCCGCCTCAAGCACGAGATGCGTGATCAGCGCCGCGCGCGCCACCGGGATGATGTTACTGACCACCGTCCCAAGCATTGCGAACGCGCCGCCGATCTTCGCCAGCAGCCCGACGCTCGCCCCTTCTGCCGCTCCGGCCTCCGCAGCGCCTACAGCGCCAGCGGCCTTGCCGCCCGTCGCCGCAGCGGCGCCCGCAGCGGCGCCCGCAGCCCCCTTGACGCCAGCGCCAGCCCCTGCCGTGAGAGCCGCTTCCTCTGCCGTCGCCGCCTCTGCCGCCGCCGTTCCCAGGCCGATGAATGCCGCCGTCACCCGTCCGATCGAGAGGGCAAAGCCGATCAGGGCTTCACCCCAGGCCAGGAGCTTCATCCCGGCCCACGCCTCGACCAACAGCTTGATCACCGTCTCCCAACCGCCCATCGCTTGCGCGATGCCGTTCAGAAGCTTGGCGATTGGCGTCAGGTCCTTGATCAGATCATCAAGGAACTTTGCGATATCGTTGGCGAGCCACTCCTTGTTGGCCGCGATCCAGTCGTTCAGCTTGTCGATGATCGGCCCGAACACCGGCAGCAGCTTGGTTTCGATCGAGCGGCCGAGCCCCTCGCTGGCCGCCTGCATGTCGCTCAGCGCGATTTGCCATTTCCGCGCTGTCTCGGTATCGGCATCAGTGATCGGATTAAGCTGCGCCCGCCGCGTCTGTATCTCTTTGAAGCGCGGATCTTCCATCGCCATAGTCAACGCTGGCGAACGACCAAGCTGACGGCTCCACTCGATCCGCTCCGTCATGCTCATATGCGTCTTGGCGGCTTGCTCGTCGAACTCCTGCCAGATCTCGGTCGCGTTCTTGGCTTTGCCAGCCGCGTCCTCTGTGTGCAGTCCGAGCCGCGCAATTGTCTGGATCGTTTGATCCATCGTGCCATTCTGCCGGTACGCGAACAGGCTCTGCTGCATACCAGCGAGGCCGGACGCTACATCCTCGGCAGATGCCCCTAATGCCTCGGCGGCGCCCTGGAAGCTCTTGAGGTCCTGCACCGAAACGCCGAACCGCTGCGCCGCCCGCCCGGTCGCCGCGTCAATCTTGCTGATATTCTCGATCAGCCGCTCTAGGCCGACCGCCGATGCCGTGATCCCAAGGAAGCCCAGGAACGCCCGGCCCATGCCGGAAATTCCCTCCGCCGCGCTCTTAGCGGTGCGCTCGATATTGCCAGCGTGCTTCGCTACATCCTCAGCAGCGCGCCTAGCCGCGCGATCGACATCGTTGGCGCCCTCTTCCGCTGGCTTCGCGTTGATCCGGAAGATCGTGACAATTTCGTCAATGACGGTCGTCGCCATCAGGGATTAGTCCACTTGCTGGCGAGCCACTGATTATGATTATCCACCATAATCACCTCCAGCATGTCATAGAGGTCCCGGGTGCCGTAGACCGTCTGTAATTCGTGCAGCGAGGCTAGCCTCGACGAGACAACAGCTCCGACGGTACGGGGTAGATTGCGGTATTCGGACCAGTCTGGGGTGGTTGGTCCCGCGACTCCTCGGTCCGTCTCGATAGGAAGCCGCGTACGGAAAAACCCGTATGTAATTCTATCATCGCATCGCGCAGTTGCAGCCGCGTCGCCACCTCCTCGATATCGTCCGTCACCAAAGGCCGCGAATAGCTTGGATTGTTTGGGTCAGGACAGATGGTGATCTGCGTCATCATCTCCCTGAGTAGTTCCTTCTGCTCCGGCCATGGCACCTTGGCCCAGGCGTGCACCAACTCCGTCATCACCGCCATGCCGCCCTGGTTCAGAACTTCCAGGTCGAAGTCACCCGCGACATGAAAGGCGAACCGCCCCGCCCATTCCTCGGCCTGCATCGCGGGCATCTCGGTCAGCAGATAGACCTTGCCGTAGTCACGGCCCGGCGTTGTCACGTGGTAATTGGCAGTCCTACGCGCCATGCGATTATGCCACCGGCGGCGACATCGGGTTGCCGATCACTTCGCCCCAGGTGATCTGATAGCGTCGCGGCTGCAATATCTTCCGCGCGTCCGCCATCGGCGGATAGCCGGTCAGAAATCCCTGATTCAGAATATACACTTGATTGATTGCCGCGATCTGCACGTTGCCGGTGGCAATCAGGGTCTCGCGCAATTGGTTCATCTTGTTCATCCATTGCTCGAAGATCAGATTGCTGTCGCTGTCGGCTTGCAGGCTGATGTGTTGGACCTTAGGCACCGCGGTCCAGCCGCCTGACAGTATGCCGTCAACGCCCATCAGCGTCTCGACCGGTGCCACGACATCAGTCGTGAACACGTCGTCAGCGGCATACCCGGCCAACCACTGCGGTGCCGGAAACAAGGTCGCGATTGTCAAAGAGAACTTTGCATTTGCTGCGGTCAGCGTAGCCATAGCGGGATGACCCCTTGTGCTTGAGTTATTGGATCAACATCGATGAGAGGTTGATGCGTTGGACGCTGCCGCCGTCGCAGAAGAAGAAGTTGCAAACGGGACTACCGCGCACCGCTCGCACTTCAGGACCGGGGTCGCGAATAGACAGGTAATAGCCCTGAGTATTCAGGATCAGGTCGATGCGCACGCCCGCCAGCGAGTTCACCTCGGCGGCCTGTGCAGCACTGAGAACGACGCCGGTGTAGAAGATGCCGAAGTTGGCGGCGATGTTGATCGGGTCCTGGCAGGCCGCCATGATCAGCCCGTAGCCGGCGGGGTTGTACGGCACCGCGCCCATATTGGTGAGCAGCGTCATCAGCGCGACTTGGAAGCGGTTCGCCAGCCAGATGCTGTTGATGTAGCTGTCGATCCACGAGAACGGGCCGGAGAGCGAGCCGTCCGACATAAAGGTGAAGTTGGACGCCGCCGTACTCCACGTCCCGTAGTAGTTGTAATTGTTCGCCTCGAGATTGGTGGCGACGATGCCGGTCACCACATCAGGGACAAGCCCTGACTGACTGCGGAACTTCAGCGTTGTGCGGCCGTTGGTCTGCGAGTAGTCGATCGAGGCGATCGCACCCATCACGAACGCCGCCTTTGCCGGTCCATCGGCTGGCGACCAGAACGCGACTGTGCCGCTATAATCGCTGGCGGCGAGAAGCGCCCCGAGACTGTTCGACGCCTGCGCCGATAGCGTCGGCGTCACGTCGGTATCCCAGGCGACGTACACGAAGTTGGTGTCGGAGTTGTTGGTCCACTGGGCGAACTCGAGCTTCAGCGCATTGCCCGCACCCGCATCCGGATCGAACAGCGTGGTGAACGACGCCCAGTTCTGGGTGATCGCGATCAGGCTGTTCATGAACGCGGTCGGGGTCGTCGGCGCAGCGCCCTGACTGATCACCCCGCCTTGCACTTGCGTCATGCTCAGCGCCGTGGCGATCGTGCCAGTCGGGAAAGTAATAGTGGACGTCGCGCCCTTGGACCCCGAATTGATCCTGAAGGCGTTGGTCTGACTGGCGAACGCCACGCCCGGCTCGTTTGACGTCAGAGCGCCAGACGCCACGGCTGTCAGCTTGTCGACCTGATAGGTGCCGTTGCCGCCCGGCGTTCCGGTAAGCTGTTGTGTGATCATCGTTGGGGTCAGAACCAAGGCGCCCTTGACCTCGTTGCCGACCGCGATGGCGCCGCCAGCGACCATCGCGGTCACCGTCAGCACGCCAGCCGCAGTGATCACGCCGGTGAACGACGCGGTCTGCGGCCCGGAGATCGCCAGCGCGGTTTCCATGATCTGCGCGGCGTTGGAGAAGCTGGTGGCGGTCGAGAGGTTCACCGCAGCGGCAGTCTTGGCCACCCCGTCGATCGTCACCGACAGATTGCCGGTCGGTATCGCGGTCAACTGCGCCAGCGTCATTCCGGTTAACGGCGCGCCGCGCGTCCAGGCGAACACCGCTGCCAGCGGATACTGAGCCATCCACAAGCTGCCCGGTCTCATGAACGCGCCGTCGTAGCCATTGAAATACGTGGCAGCGAAAGCAGCCTCGGGGCTGGTCGCGCCGAACAGGTTGGCAACCGATGTTCGATCGGGGAACGGCTGCACTTGCCCAAGTGGCAGGCGGTTGCTCGTGGTCAAAGCGACGCCGACCAGATCCAATCCAGCACCGCCAGCGGACAGCACTGACGGTACGACGGAGACGATCTGCGATGCCGGGATCGCGAACGTGGAACCGCTCATTGCGTTAACCTCTCTTTTAGACGGCGTGGGGAATTGGCGGCGCCAAGCGGGCGCCCTTCGCGCTTATTGCGCGGCGTTGATCAGATCGACGTTCACCTGATCGGCGTATTGCTGAAGCACGGAGACAGTCGGATTGCCCTGTAGGCACATCTCGACAATGAAGCGGTCCTCGTACTGGTTCTCAGCATTGACGAATGCCAGTTGTCGCGGATCGTCCGCGTAGAGCGGCTGGATGCCGTAGGGCGCCAGAAACTGGCAGGCCCACCAGTCGCGTCCGATGGTGCTGATGATCTGCGCGTTCTCCGCGCTCGATGGGCCGTGGATATCAAGCTGATATGTGAAGTTGGTCGGCTGCATCATGCCGTGCAGCCCCGCGTAGATCGTGCCGGTTGCGACGTTCTGCGAAGGCGCGATGGTGTAGATGCCGTCGAGACCGGGCGTGCCGCTCAGTTGCTCGATGATGATGCTGCCGATCACGACGCCAGGGCCGGTCAGTTCCTGGCCAGGGGACAGCGTGCCGTTGGCAACAGCGGAGACCGTCATCTCGCTGAACGCGATGCCGCCAGCGATCTGAATGTCGGCGTCGTTATCGATGTTGGTCGAAAGGCGTGTGCGCCGGAGGGGCGTCATAACGACAAAATCAGGGCCAAGCGGCTCGGGAACTCGGTTCGATTGCGCTCTAATTACCTCAATACCGGAAGGCAGCACTGCGAGCAGCATCGCCCGAACCCCGGTCAGGACGGCGACTTCTGTCAGGTCGATCAGCGTCGCCATGCATCAGTCGTCGTCGTCTACGGTGGTCATGAAGCCCGGCAGCCCCGCGTTCGGCGTCGTTACCAACGGCGGTTGCTGATCGCCGTTCATTCCGCGATAAGTCGAGGTGAAAGCGCGATCGATGCCGGTGAACGTCCCCTTGTTCTTCCCGGCGTACAGAACTTGTTCGCCTTTCTTCTCGCCGTATTCCTTGGTAAGAGCCGACTTGATAGCGGTTCCTTTGTCAGTGAGAGGCATGTCCGTTCTCCCGTTAAGGGGACTGGAGAGTTACAATTACTTTTGTCCAATCGGGCCACGCTTCCGCGACAAGTGTCACCAGCCAATCGTAACCATCGAATGTAAATACATCGCCGCCCTTGCCCGCGGCGCGCACAACGCCGGCCCAGGTGCCATTGAGATAGACCGTCTTGCGGGCGCCTTGGATGTTGAGCCCCTCGACCAGCTTGAGATCATCGGAGGACAGGTCCTGGACCTGCGCGATGCCACTCAGCGTGACGTAGACCGCGATGCGCATGCCGTCTGGCGTGATGGTGTATCCGGTGTTGCGTCGGATGCTCACCGTCTGGAACGGGTTGATCGAGCCCACGACACCTGAAACTAACTGGTGGAGATTCACTTCCAGAGCTTCGCGCGAACGGCATTGTCCTTCGCCGTCATCAGGTTCCGCACCATGGTCGTGCGCTCTGGGTTGCGCGGCAGCATGGCGACCATCTGCACCGCCAGATCACGAAACGGCTGCACGATCATCTTGAGATCGTCGCGCAGATGCTCGGTGGCGAAGAACTGCAACAGCGGCTCTTGGTCAGGTCCCACCGGCATCGCCTCCCTCCACGACATGACTGACGCTGTTCACCATCAGCGAGGTATGAATCAGGGGCTTGTCGAAGCCCTTCCGCGCGATGGTGCTTGGCGCCAGCGGCGGATCGGTCAGCGCGTTGATCGACTCCTTGAGCCTCCCGGCGATTTCCTGCCCCATCACCTCGAGCGTCGCGGCGATATCGTTGCCGTTGCCCCTCATGATCGAGGCGGCCTTCCGGCCCCAGGTCGGACTTTGCTCGGCGATCATGTTGCGGAAGAAGGGTCTCGGCGGCTGGCCGTGCGCAGGTAGCCCGAACTCCACATCGACAAAATGATGCGACCGACGGGCAAAGTCCTGATGCGTTTCTCTCTTGCCGCGCACCGCTGTCCCCGGGCCGCGTCCGAACTCATTCCATGCCGCGACGGTGGCGATCGGCGGGCCTTCCGGATAAGAGCCCTCAAGGAAGCCCACCTTGACCCGATCAGGACCTGTCGCCATGCGTTTGTATTGTTCGAGCGTCGCCCGCAGCTTCGCGCCGCCTGTTACTGTCGCCATCACGATCCTCGCAGCCAGATCAGGAAGCGTCGCCACCAACTGAGCGGTCGTAGCGGCGTCCGGGGCGCCGTGGGCGGCCAGGGCACCGAGGGCGTCCGGGGCTGCAATGGCGGCTCGTGATTGAGTGGGCCTCGCGTCGGCATCGCCTACCCGGATCGACGACCCCACGGACCGAACACCGGCGGTTGGCCGAACATCCCGTAATACGGATATTCAGGAAACCGCTCTGGGCCCACAAAGTATTTCCATGTGCGATATTGCGCCGTCATAGCCCAGTAGAGCGCGCCGTAGCTGGTCTGGGTATACCAAGCCTCTGACGGACCGCCGCCTTCGCCGCCGCCGTATTCATAGCTCGCCGAGACCGAGCCCTCGCTGGCGCTCGCAAGCCGCCCCACCGGCTGCGGGCCGCTGCCAGGGGCAATCGAGCCGGTCGCGGTCAGGCCCCCGTTCAGCGCCGCGATATGGGCGGTCAGCACGTTGAGGTAGCTCGGCAGTAGCGTCACATCGAACGGCGAGGTGGCGGTGTTGTCGCAAATGCCGCCCGCCGCATTCCAGAACAACTGCGCACGCGGCTCGGTGACCGCGGCGAACTCGGGGAACATCAGCAGCCACGCGGCATAGTCGAAGACGATCGGGGGAACGGTAACGCCGCTCATTCGATTGAAACGACCGTCAAGGGGTTCGACGGTGGCGCCGTCGTCGAACCCGCAGCATTGGTCGCGGTCACGGTGCAGGTCGCGGTTTGACCGACCTCATCGGCGTGGATCGTGTAGTTGGCGGCATTAGTGCCGACATTCACGCCGTTTAACTGCCACTGATAGGCGTACGAAGTTGGCTCGCCGTTCCAGTTGCCCATCGTGCAGTTCAGCACGGCGCCGCTCTGCGTGACGTGAGGCACATCGACGTTCTCGGGAGGCAGCACAGGCGGGGGAGCGGTGCCCTCTTCATCAAGCCCGAGTTCGTAGCCGTATGCGTTCTTGGGCCTGATCCAGTACGCGATCTCTTCCTCGGTGGTGATCTGCATATCAGCGGCAACATCAGGATTTGCCGCCGCCCAGCCCTCGAACACGGCCTGATCCACATCGCGGGTCAGACCCTTTCCCGCTACCGCCCCGGGCGAACGATTGCCAGCGATATCGAACTGGGCTGGCGTCGCATTCTCCGGGGCGTCCACATCATGGATGCGGATCGCCATCGAATGCTCCGAGGCGATGATCACCAGGGCCATCGGATCAGGCCGGCGCTGGCGCTGGGGCCGCAGGAGCTGGCTGGACGGGCGCTGGCGGCGGCATCGCCGTCACGCGCACCAGACGCGCCTCGGCTACCGTAACGGCGTGCTGATCGTCTGCCAGCTTCGCCCTGGCCTCATCGAGATTGGCCATGGCTTCCTCGAGCATCGGCACCTTGGGATCTTCGGCGTTCGCCTTCTCGGCGTCCTCCAGACCAAGCTCGTAGCCGTAGTGATTCGCGGCATCGCGCCACGTGTCGATCTCCGCCTCGTCGGTGATCTTCATGCCAGCGGCAACGTCCGGATACGCTGCGGCCCAGCTATTGAAGATGGCGTCGTCGACGTCATAGGTCAGGCCATAGCCCTCGACCGCGCCCGGCTCGCGATTGCCCAGGATCTCGTCGTAGACCGGCTCAGTGCCCTCCGGAGCGTCCGGATCGACCATGTGAATACGCACCGACATCGGGTGCTGTGACGCGATGATGACCAGGGCCATGATGGGTTCCTTTCAGGCAGCGTTTGCGGTCGTAATGGTTCGTTTGAACTCAGGCGGCAGGTTCTGCGGATCGACCGCCTCGCCACCGGACTTCTCGTTGCGATGCTCATACGCCTGCGTGATCACCGCATCGGCCTTCACCTGGGCGAACACGAGGCCCTTGACCACGTAATCAGCGTCTTTGTTCTGTTCCAGCCAGAGCGCGAACTTGTCAGCGTCAACCCCGTGCGTAATGCCGGCGCCGTGGACGATTTGATAATTCACGTCCTTGCCGATCGCGCGCGCCGGACCGTTCAGCTTGTGGCTCCATCCCTCCGGTCGCGAGCGCGTCACCACCTTGGTGCCACCCGCCATCACCGGCTCGTCATACGTCTCGTTGACGAACGTGCGAATCATCAGCCCGTTGGGGATCTTGCACGCAACGGTGACGGTTCCTGGCATTCTCACCCTCCGGTGAAGTTGTTTCCTTTCCGCAGGTTTTCTTCCGCAGTCAGGATTTGCAGATTGTAATGAACGTGAAGTCCGCACACGCGGGGACTGCGCAGCGGGATTATGTGATCGACGTGATGCGCGATGCCGGTGGCGCGAGTCATCTCCTCGGCGCGTTCGTAGAACGCGAGCATCAGCTTGTGATCTGCCCATGCCGGTGTCGCCCGCAGCTTGTCGGCCTCGCGCCTGCGCGCATTGGCGATATAGGCGGCCTTGTTGTCGGCATAGTGCTGGCGTCGTTTGGCGCGAATACCGTCGCCGTTGATGATGCGCTTTTGACGGTTTTGTTCTGTTATTTGGGCGGAGTTCGCGACTCGCCACTCTTTGTTCTTGGCCCGTAGCTTAGGCTTGTTGGCGACGTAGTAGGCTGTGCCACGTTCGTTGGCGTAATCCTTGTTGTCGGAATACCAGCGGGCATCGTTGTCCTTCTTGCGTTCCGGGTGGGCTGCACTCCAAGCCTTTGCTCTTGCTCGGGGTGTATCGCGGTCAAGCGCGGACCGTGCATTCCGGCGCGCCTTGTCGCACGGAATGCAATATCCCGAGACGCCCTGGAACCCATTTTTGCTCGGATAGAACGCGTCGAGCGGCTTGATCTCCTGACAGTCAGGACATCGCTTCTTTCCACCCGCTTCCTCTGGAAGCAACTGACGCGCCGAACAGGCCATCGAACAGTAGACAGCGACCGCCGCTCGGTGCTTGGGAACGATAAAGACCTTGCCGCATCGACGGCACGTTACCTCTGCTTCATTCCTGGGGCGCTTAGTTCGCCCTTTCCCCAGACACTGACGCGAACAGAACCTTGCCTCTGCTGCTCGATGCGCTTGGGCATAGAATGCCTTGCCGCAGACTTCGCATACTTTCTCGGTGCCAGTTTTTGCGTTCATGCATCAACATACACGCACTCCGATTATATCGCAAAAGCTGAGAAAAGTGTTATACACCAAGTAGTTGTGAGAAAGCTAAGGGGTATCGGATCACGCATCCCCAAGTACCGCCCGTGCGCTTCTGCGCGTAGCTCGACAGGCTGCGAACAATGGCATGATCGCGGCTCTTCTCATTGAAGCCGCAATAGCCGGTGTTGTTGCCATCGAACTCCTTGGCGATCAGTTGCACCACGTTGCCGCCGGTGGTCGCGTAACGCGGATCGGAGACAAACTCGACGTTCGGGAAGCTCTCCTTGATGAACGCCTTGATGGTGATGCCGAAGCTGTTGATCGCGGTCAGCGCCCCGGCCACCGTGTTCGGATACACCATCTTGAACGAGGTATCCTGCGTGATGTAGCCGTTCGAGACCGTGGCAAGCTGATTGTACATCGACTGGAAGTCCATGTAGATTTCAGCCGCCGTCGCATTCACCACGCCGGCATTGACCCACTTCACGCCGCCCGCCGCCTTGGTCGACGGCGTCAGTGCCGCTGGTAGTGACGGATCGTTCAGCAGGCCGTAGTTCATCAGGCCCGAGATACCGAAGTGGTAGGTCAGGTCGAGGAACTTATCGAGCGTCTTGGCAGCCGCCTGCTGCTTCTCGCTGACCAATTGCAGCTTTGCAGCGCCAGCGCGTTCGACCTCAAGGTCGCCGTATTCGGTGATGGTCTGGAACAGGTAGGATTGCCGCTGTTCCCACATCTCGTTGACGTCCGAGCGACCGAGCGTGTTGTAGTCTCCGTAGGTGGAGACCTCGCCGGTGTTCTCGATCACCGGGATGAAGATGGTCTGATCGACCCACGAGCCCTTCTTCTGCTCGCCGAGGATTTCGCTGCCCTTGTTCGGGGCTTGCAGGATGCGCACCACCTCGCTGTCAACAAGCTGGGTGAAGAACCCGGGAATGCCGGCGTTCGGCGTGGTCAGCAATGGCGGCTGCGCATCGGCTGCCATGCCGGGTGGCATCTGCAAGTCTGCCGGCATGTAGTCCATGGCATACGGCATAACGATGCCCCACTCCCTCTCCAGGCGAGCGGCATCACGCGCAAATTCGGGAGTGCGGTGCATCATAGTTCTCCTGTCTCGGCCCCAAGGGGTTGCTGGACGGCTCGGGGATATTCGTGGTTTGAGGGGTTGGATCAGCCCAGCGGCTGGCTGGACATCTTCGTCAATTCGCCAGCGAGACAGGGTGCTTCGCACCACCACTTGGTCTCGACATAGCCAGAGACGGTCGCGCCAGCCGCAGCGAACTGCACCTGACCAGTGGTCAGGCTGGCGAACGCTTTCATACCGACTGCTGCCGCGCCCGCGCCGGTGTTGCGCACCCAGAAGTCACCGCCGCTGAATATCTCGCCACAGCCGAAGCCCTGCGGGATGACGAACGTCGTTGAGTCGGGGCTGCTGAAGTAGTTGAAGTTCAGCCCCATCATGTTGCGATGCACGAAGCCGGTCGGAGCGCCGCTGCCTGCGTTCAGCAACAGCGTGTTGGTCGCGACATCAGCCCAGGCGAAGCGCGCGACCGTCACACCGCCAGCACCGGCTTTGAAGCCACCCTCGACCGAGGGCACGGCCCAACGCGGATTTTCCGAAGCGAAGTCGCCCTCCACGGCAGGCGCTTGCGTAACTGAAACAGAGGTCTGGAATGGCATGTGCGTTGCTCCCTTCAGTGCCTAGCCTGCAAGCGATTGGCATTAGGAAATCGTTCCAGGTATGACTTGTTGCCTGATGCATCCATCGCGAGATGCGATGGCCGCGCTTGCTCGCTGCCCGGCACCGGAATGCGTGACAGCACCGCGCGATAGGCCGACGGATGCAGGTCGGCGATGTTCTGTTCGCCCATCGCTTCTAGGGCGAACTTGTAGACAGCCTCGGCGCTGTCCATAGCGACCACGTTGCCCACGTATTTGAAGACGAACTTCTCGGCGTCGCGGACCCTGCGCTCGCTCTCGCGGGTCTCGGCGATCGCCTTCTTGATACGCGCGTCGACCATTTTCGCATCCATGGCTGGGCCTTTCGCCAATCCTGGTTTGGGGAGATCTGCTGCGTTGTCGGTGGCCTCGCCGTTCGGCGGGCCGGCCGCCGCCGCTGCCGCTGCGGGATCTTCCTCGGCGGGCTTTTTCGTCGCAGCGATAGCTTGCAGGATGATGGCGAGGTCGTTGTCGTCGATCTTGCCTTGCAGCAACTGCTGCACCTTGTTGGCGAGATCATCATCGCCAGCGCCAGCGTCGGGGTCGGCGCCTTCTGCGGGATCGACCTCGCTGCCCTCTGAGGCGGCGCCCTCTACGGCCAGCGGCGTGTCATCACCAGGGGCCTCGGCGCCCGCGCCATCCATGTGTTCGTGGATGTGTATCTCCGCATCGGTGGCGAGCTTGCCCTTGAGCAGGTCGGTGATCTTCGCGGCGATGACTGGCTTCTGCTTGTCCCAGTTCTTCGCGGTCAGACCCGCCAGCAATGCGGGCAGATCAGGCAGCTTCTGGTCTTTCGCCAGGAGCGGCTTGATGTAAGCTGCCAGCGAGCCAGCCGTGTAGGTGGCGCGCCGTGACAGAGCCAGCGTCGGCATCGGCATCTCCTCTAATTTGCTATCCATCACCACGACATCGCTGCCGGCGCGCCCGGCCTCGACCAGAGCGACGTGGTTCGCTCTGATGTTTTTCATCACCCCATCGTAAGATTTCCCGAGATAGGTGCCGGGCGTCATCACCGGGTCGTAGCGATAGGCCGCGCTCAGTTCGCGTTGCGCTCCGGTCTCGATCATCGCCTTGGCGGCGTCGGTCCAGAAAACCAAGCTATTGTCGATGTACGGCGGGTTCCACGTGGCGTTGGTTCCGGTCGATCCGACCACGCGCGGTTGCTGCGCATCGGCGGCCGTGACCGGGATGTGCTGATCGAGAAGCTGGATGTTGTTGAAGGTGGGAACAGCTTTCTCGAGTTCGCCCGGATCGCGGAGCAGGTTGTAGATACGATCCGGATCAAGCCCGAGTTCTTGCCATCCGGGTATCTCGGAGCCCCTATAAGGGTTGACCGCTGCTTTTGTCAGGTGGCTGACTGCGACGTGCAGACGGCCGTCCTCATCGTAACGGCGCACGGACTTGTCCAGCGCCAGCCAAAGCGTATCGAATGGCATGACGCACCTCGCCCAAGGAAAGGAAGCACGGAATGAACGATTACCCAGACGACATGACGCTCAGCACGCTCGACAGACTCGAACAGCGGGCCTCATCGATCCGGTCGCATTTCTGGATGGAGGTGGTCGCCATACTGCAAGCGCGGATGACGCAGACAGAAGCCCAGCAAGGAGTTGTAGGATCGCAGCAAGCCGTGCTGCACGCGCATCTATCTAAGCTGGAGTCAGCGATACTGTCGGTAGATGCCAGCGTTCAATCGTTCATCACAAAACTCAACGCGACAGCTTCGTATTATGCCGCCATGCAGAATGACTGGAAGGAGCTATATGATCTGGCGAAGGTCTTCGCTGAAGCGGCGCCCAAGCCGACAAAGAAAACCAAGAAGGCGTCGGTGTCCAAGAAGCCCAAGACGCCAGTCAAGAAGCGTCGCGATCGATAGAGGCGGGCTAGCGGAGATAGCCGAACAACAGCAGGATGATCAGGATCAGCACGATCAGGCCGACCAGCCCGAAGCCGGGACCGTAGTAGGGCGACCCGTGCCATCCGCCATAGCGATATCCGTAGCCGCCTCCGAACAGCACCACGACCAGCAGGATGATCAGCACGAGCAGCAATGGTGACATGACGGGATCTCCGTTCAGCGCGCGGCGCCAGTCATTGAGCGTGGTTATCGCGAGCCTTCCAGATGCCGGAAGTATTCGGCGTCCTCGATCATGCAGCGCACGCCGCGCGTCCCGGGCGCAGTCGGCTGCAACATCGGAATACCGAGCATCGCTGACAGGAATGTAGCGGCGCCGATGCCAGCTTGACCGGGATCGACAATCAGGTGGCCGTTGGCAATCTCGAACTCGATCAACCCATCACTCCAATCCAGCGAACACGATCACGAACAGGATCGCCAGCGCGCCGAAGAACATCGCCCCGTGGCTCATCACACGCGCTGAATTGGCGGACCGCTGTAGCGCTCGATCAGCCGCACGTCGGTCTGATCGCGCAGAACGCCTTCAGCGTGGCGCACGTCGTAGCGCATCGGATCAGTGAAACTGCGCGCGATGACCACGCCCTCGACCAGACCGACCGCGACTTTGGATAGCAGCGGATACCCGGCGCGGCCCGGCAGCTTGCGTTGCTCTGTCATCGCTACATCCCCCATTTTGGAACGGCGCGCGCCCGTACAGTCTGGCTGTTGCGGCCGACGCGCGCCACCCAAGGAAGGAAAAGCAATAAGACCACAACGCCACGCGTCGCCCGTGGCAGGCATCTCCGGGAACCTGAACCTCCCGGCGATCAGATCAGCGATGGGCGATGCACGACCTCGCGCGTCTCGCCCCAGGGCAGTTCGATCTTGAATGGTGGCGGACCAAGATTGGCGAGCACCAGCGGTGTCTTTGGCAACTCGTGCCAAACGCCGTCATCCGTTATGTGGCCCCAAGGCAAGCCGTCGTCGTGTTCCTCGCTCGGCATCAGATCCCCCTCTGCTGGCGGATCAGATCGAAGTGCCGCTCGCAGCAGGCGACGATGAGCGCGCCCTGCTTATCTGCGACCATGTACCAGCCTTCCGGCGCAGACGGGCGGCCATTGGTGACCGCCGCCTGCGTGGTGCGATAGCAATCCGCCGTGGTGCTATCGCATACCAAAAGCACGCCCACTCGGGTTTAGCCTCGGCGCAGCACGCCACGATCGAGCAACGGCGCGGCTTCTCGCTGCGGCTGCTGTGGTGGGTCAGTTGGTTGCTGCGGCTGGTTCGGATCGCTCTGCCCCGGCGGCTTCGGGTCCTGTGGCGTCTGCGTTGGCTGCGGATTGGGATTTGGACTTGGTTTGTCTGACATTACGTCCTCCTGTTTGATCACCAGAACCCTGGCTGACGAAAGCCGGAGACGTGCTGCACAGCCGCCCAGAAGGCTTTCGCTGCATCTGTTAACGCCAGACCCTCGGGAATCGTCACCTCGCCGGTCTCCGTGTCGATCACAATGCCGCTCGGGTTCAGTGTCATGTGGCGCTGCGGCCTTGAGATAGGCGAACTGCTGCAACAGGTCTGCGCCGGTAATTTGTTTGGGATGGTGCCGAACACAGAGGGACAGCAGATTGCAAGCGCGTTCAGGTCGAACATTTATTCAAAGCCCTCAATCACCGGACGACTGCTGCATCGGCAATTGATCTCGAAGCCGGGGTACGTCCACTTGCCCTCAAGATACGCCCCCTGCGCCACCTCGTAGACCGGCCCCTTGCCGCTCGGGCCGTCGGCGTGCGTGCCGCGAGAGAACGCCAGATGCTCCGGCCGAAAATGTCCCGGGGTCGTAATATTCGCGTGCATCCAAACGGCGCGCTTGATTCCGGCCTGATCCTGTCGGGCCTTGGTGATGACCGAGTTCAGCTTTTTAGTTTGATCCAGCGCGATGAAAGCGGCACGTTTCTTCGGCACGTCGAACTCTTCATGCAGCGCCTTGGTCATGGTCTTCAGGTCGTTGCCGGCCTGCACGCCGCGCATCACGATCCCCTCGACCTTCTGGAGGTGCTGGCTGGCGATCGAGCGGATCAGCCCGACGTTCTCCGTCACGGCCGAGCGCATGATGACATTGATCGCCGGGCTGACCTTGAACTCGACGGACCAGCCGGCGTCGTCGAGAAGCTGTTCCATCCGGTTGGTAGTGTATTGCACCGAGCGGGCACCGAACTGGCCGGCGACGTCGGGGGCGAGTTCGTCGAAGTTGGACTGCCAGCGCCGACCGAGTTCCTTCATGGTGGCGATGATGCGGTTGGCGCTTCGGTTGTCCTCGCCCCAGCGGGCGGACAGCCAGTAATCGAGGCTGGCGTTCATCGCGGCGACGGCGCGTTGCAGGCGGGTGCGGTAGACCACGCCGATGCCGGCGTTGGGGTGGACCGGTGGCAGCACCCTGTCCCTGCCCCGGCCGATGTAGTTGATGCCCTCGGGTGGCGGCATGTTTCATGTCCCACCGTTCGATGCCAGAAACGGCAGTGGCGGCCGTTAGTCCCTCCAAAGGGAGGCGGCTCGCAGACAGTCTACCGCCAATGCCCTTGCTGCTGAAGCCTCAGCGGCTGTCGAGTAACAGCCAACCAGGATGGTGGCGACCCATGGCGACGGCTTCCCCCTTCGAAAGTATACGCCCACCCGCGCCCCTTGGACACGTGCGCGGTTCATCTGGTTTTCCCTGAGGGTCGCAGGTCGCAAGTTGCCCCAGCGGTTGTTTGTGCGGTTCCTGTCAATGTGGTCGATTACCACAGGCGGCTCGTCGCCAGTCATCAGCTTCCAGATGATGCGATGCACCTGATAGCGTTTCCCCTGCACCGCCACCCGTAAATAGCCCTTGGCAGTCGAGGTGATCGGCTGTCCGGTATAACGAGTGTTTATGCGCGCAGCTATATATTCACTCTCGAAGTGCGACACAGGCCGGATTAGCCACCGCAAGGCGCCTGTCTCTGGGTCATAATTGAAGCATTCGCGCAGATATGCCGCGTCTGGCATAAGTCGATAAGCCATCTGGTTCTTCCTCTACAAAGAGCCGGTGGTCAGAGCCGTGACGGTGTTCAAAGCGCCGTCACGGCTCGCTTATTTCTTAGGAGTGCAATGCGATGCAGTCGCACAAGCTCCTACCGCGGATACTGGTGCGGATCGTGGTGAAAGTCCACGTCCGCATCATGTCCCGGTAGGCGTTTGCCGTCCAGGGAGACCTGGGCGGCAGCGTCTAGGTCTTACTCGGCGGCCTTCGCCTTGTTGGCGCGATACTCGGCGAGCTTCTCCGCCAACTCGGCCTGATGGGCCTCGACATCGGCCTTCGTCTTGAAGCCTGTATTCCCTGCGTCGAAGATCACTTTGCCGTCGCCGTCAAACATCAGGCCGTCGGGCTTCGCTCGCTCGTCGTCCCAGGCGGCCTGCTCTTCCGGTGTCATTGCCATGAGTTTGCTCCTATGCCGGACATATAGGCGCATCGGATGCAATTTGCACGATGATACAACCTCAGCGGTATAGCGCCTTGATTATGTGGCGTTTTCCGTCGTGATACATCTCATAGACCTCGACCGTGATGCCATTCGGCAGCACCACCTCGCGCTCGCCGTGGCCGATGCCGTGCGCCGGGCTGGCAGCAATACCGAGCATCCTGGCACCCGGCATGGCGGTGAACTGCCAGTAGGTGTTGGCGCTCGCTTTGTAGCCGGGCTTCTCGCCAATCGAGGCACTGGTGTATCCCATGCGCTGGTAGGCCACCGTGCCGATGCCCTTCTCCAGGTTATCCTTGATCTTCTTGATCTGCTCCGGCTCCATGTCCTCGCCACGGATCAGCCGGACCGGCTTGTCGCCGACGGTTCTGGTCCCTGGCTCGTTCATCAGACCATCCATGCTGTCGATCTTTTTCAGCGCGTCTTCCGTGATCGGACTGTTGCCGCGCAGCACGCCGTTGATCTTGCTGTAGCCGCCGCCGCCGTAGGATTCGACGGCCTCATTATCGTGCTTGTTGCCGACTTCGGCCCAGAAGTCCGGCCGCAGTGACGGGACCGCCTCACGCGCGGCCGCGGTGTCGGTGCTGGCTGGGCTGACCGCGTCGGCCTCTTGCTTCAGCGCATGGCTCAGTGCCGCGCCCTTGCGGGCCTGGGTCACCTGGGCATTGGCCGGGGCGGTCAGCGAGCCGTGCTTGGCGGTCTTGGGTGCCTCGGCAGCGGCCTTCTGGGCGGCGCTGGGCTTCGGTGGAGGCGGTGGGGGCTTCGGTTGCGGCGCCACTACCCCTGGCAACGGCTCGCCGCCGAGCGCCTCCATAAGCTGGTTATAGTACTGCGCCGTGGTGCCAGTCGGGCTCTTGGCAAGCTGGTCCTGTAGCTTCGTGCTGGCCTTGAGATAAGCGACCTTCTGCGCGTCGGTTTCCGTCCCGGTGGCGATCTCGTGCATAGAGGTCTGGGTCGCGCTGCTCTCCATGATCGGCGGCGGGACCGGCTTCGGCGCGGGCGGTGGTGCGGCTGCGGTCTGCTTCTTATCGAGCACCTTGATCAGCGTCTCCGCGATCTGCTTGTGCTCCTTGCTGACGGTCTTGCTGTCCAGAACCTTCTCTAGCAGCGCGATCTTCTGCTCGTGCGGCATCGCGCTTTCGGCGACCGCGTGCATTTGTTCTTCAGGGTCGAGCATCTTGGGCGCGGCGGGCGGCGACTGATTCTTGGCGGTCCAGGTCTGTTGCAGCGTCGTCAGCCATCCGGCCTTAAACTTGTCCACCTCGGCATTGGCGGACGGCATCGCCTCGATATCGGCGATCGCCGCTTTCAGTGCCACCGGGTCGAGCTTGGCGGCCTCCATCGCGGCAAAGCCGATGTTCTCCATCTCCTTGCCGGGGTCCGGGGAGGACTGGGACTTGGCAGCCTTCTCCATCTCGGCGTATTCGGTGGCGTTCCACTTCTTGAGGTTCGCCAACTGCTCATCGGCGTAATCAGCATCTTGTTGCGAGCCCGTCAGACCGAGATCGATGATGGCCTTGATCTTCTGATCGAGCGGATCGTTGCTGGCGACGACGTCATCGATCTGACCGTGGGTCGCGCTCGGCTCCTCCTCCTCTTTCGGAAGCTGCTCCAGGTGATAGAGCCACGCTAAAGCATATTGCTGGTCCTTATCGCTTTGTCCGGAGGCAATGTCAGTGATCAGGCCGATCTTCTTCTCGACGGTGTTCTCACCCGTGCCGACCTGATGGATGGTCAACTGAGTCGGCGAGTTCGGATTGGGATCTGGGATGTGGTCGGGTTGCTTTGACGCGGGCTCGGCTTCATTCAGCTTGAACCCTTCCAGCGGGTTCGGCTCGGCTGCGGGCTCTGGCGCTGCCTTCTCGCCCTTCACCGTCGGCATCTTCTTGGCCTTGCCGAGGTTGCCGCTGCTCAGCCCGTGCTGGCTTTCCAGGTGTGCCAGGACTGAATTGGCATAGGTGGAAATCGCACTGTGCTTGTACTGGCCGGCGATGTCTTTGATCTGACCCGCGACCTCGGTGATCTGATCTTTCTCGGCCGACAACGGCAGCGAGTCGGCGAGCGACTTGATCTTGTTGCCGGGCACCTTGACGTGCAACTGGTGCGGCGGTGGCGCTGGCGCCTCGGCCTTCTCCCCGGCGCCGCTGCCGGCGGTGAACTTGCCGCCCTCATCACGCGGGTGAGCTTCCTCTTCCCACTCGCCGATCATCGCGTCGAACGCCCAGGCGAGGGCGCTGTCGGCCGCCTGGAGACCGCCGCCGGCACGCTGCGCGATGTCGTTGCGCCGCTTGATCAGCCGCTCTGCCAGGGCCGCGCGCTCTTCCTTGCTGCCGGGGCCGAGGCGGTTCACCGCGTTGCGGATATGCGAGGACGGGATGCGCACCACGCGCGAGGCCGATTCCTGCAACTGTGCGGGCGTCATGCTGCCGAACAGGTCATGCGCCTGCTTGTTGCTCGGGCTGCGCAGCGTGTCCCATTCGCCGACGTCGTCGCCGAACTTGTCGCCCTTTTCGCCGCCCTGCGCGCGATACAGCAGCGCGCCACCGCTATCGAGCGTCGTCATCTTGCCGTCGATCCGCGCCTGATTGTCATGCGTCAGGCCGGGTGCATCCCAGTTCGCTAGCCACGCATGGGCCGCGAAATGTTTCTGCGCTGCGGTGCGATCGGCCTCGCTCTTCGGATTGATCTTCTCGGTCTTCTGCCACTCGGTGGCGGTGCCGAGCTTTCCGTCTGGTGTGGTCGCCGGCATGACATGCAGCGCCGGTGCCCCGGCCGCGTCATACAGCCGCGATGCCAGTATCTCGTTCTTGGCGTGGCTGTCTGATTTGCTGTCCTTGACGTAGTATTCCTTGCCGTCGCTGTCCTTGTATTTGCCGCCCGGATTGCTACCCAGCTTGCCGCCGGTCTTCTCCATCTTGGCGGTGTCGATCGGGCTTTCCTTGTGCGCGCCAGGGATCATCGCGACCGCCATGCGGCGATCGAGCGGCGTGTTCAGGTGATGATGCAGTTCATCGGGGGGCGAGAGCGTGACGCCTTCCGACTCCCAGCCGTGATCTGCCGGCGTACCGCCGATCCGCTTGGCGTAGTAGTAGCGGGCGACCGATGTGCCTCGATTGGCGTCGCCGGCATAGCCGGTCAACTGCACATGCAGGCCAGACTCCTCGTAGGCTTCCTTGATCGCGGTGGCATGGAGGCTGTCGCCCTTATCGACGCCGCCCTTGGGGAAAGTGCCGGAGTAGCCGCCGTATTGGTTGGTCGGATGGATCACCCACACCCGGCCGTCGGGCTCCTGGACGATCACGCCGGCGCCCTGTTTCTTGCCGCCCGTGGCTGGCATCTCGGGCTCTTCGAAATGCGGTGTGGTCTCGGCTTCTTTCTTCCACCCAGCACTATCCTTTGGCGCGTCCCATGACTTGAACTCGACGTCATGCAGATGGCTCGATTGCGGCGGGTTGGTCTTGCTGTAAGTGCGGCTCTTGGCGAACTTGCCGCTCTGGTCCCGCTTGACGTTGCTCTCCTCGAACTCAGCGTCCTGGCCGAAAGGGGCGTCACGCCGAGCCCCTGACAGGATCAGGCTGCCGTCGGCCGCCATCTTGATGTGCAGTTCATCGTGCGGCTTCAGGTGCACCTGGGCGTTGTCGTTCTCGCCGATCTTGATCGCGGTGTGCTCGACCTCGCGGCTGCCACCCTCATCACGGCTGGCATTCGGCTTGGTCGCGGCGGGCGAGCCACCGGCCTCGACCTCCCGCGGCGGTGTGGGCTTGATCGGGTTCGGCCGGCCGCCTGCGGGGCCGCCTGCGGTGCCGGGAGGACCGCCAGGGCCACCCGGGCCGGGAGGTGCGCCGCCGCCTTCTGGATCGCCGCCAGGGGCGCCAGCGAGCGGGTCCTGCTCCTGCTGCGGCGGCGGTGGCGCGGGGCCCTCCAGGTCGAGGCCGGGATAGGGGCTCTCCGCCTCGCCGGACAGGTTCTGTCGCACCTCGTCGGGGGACAACACGCCGGCGTTGATGTAGGCAACGTCGGTGTCCGCCTTGGTCTTGTCGGCGGTCGCCTTCTCCGCCTCCGATAGCTCCTCGAGGGGCTCCCACGCGTGCGAGATGTCGGGGTCAATTTCGCCGAACTGGTCGAGCTGCATCACGTCCAAGATCAGCTTCAGATTCGCATCGAAGAAGCTGGTCTGGTTGGCGTGTATCCACTGCGCCCAAACCTGGAGTTCAAATTCGCTGCTTGAATTAAGCCCTGACGGCGAAATGCCGGTCAGCACCACCAGGGGTATCCCGACTGCCGACGATATGTGCTCCTGGCTCTGCGCTTGCAGATGATCGAGCGAGCCGAGCGGTGCCGCGACGTTCTTGAAGTCCTCGGTGGTCTTATCGACCACCATCATATTGTTGTTGTCGCGTAGGTAGTTGAACAGCGCGGCACGCATTTGCAGTGCCTGACTGGCGCCGGCATTCATGACGCTGCCCATGTTGGTCATCAGCACGGGCGTCGAGAAGCTGTGCACCAGATCGGACACCGATTGGCGAGTGCGCAGCCAGTTGTCGACGTAGGGCTTGGCCATCTGGCTCAGCGAAAGGCCGCCGAAGCTGTATGCCGGCTTCAGCATGTCGGGCATTTCGCGCGAGATGAACGGCAGGATGCGGGTGCGATGGATTTCCTTGCCCATCACATACCACGACTGCGGCAGGTAGAAGTCGCTGCGCAGCGGATCGTTGGCGTTGTAGCGGTTAGCGTAGCACCACATCGGCTCGATGACCCGCAGTGCCTTTAGCCCGTTCTTGCCGATCACCCTCGGATCGATCAGCAGCGGTAACTTCATCTGATCCAGATCATCGCCGACACCGGTATCGATGTAGAGGTGCGCGCGGCCGAAGAAGCCGTCGAGCAGGGCGAGCAGCGCGAATTTCTCTTGCAGCTTATGCTCGCGCATACAGGCTTCGAGCGCGGTGATCTTGTCGGTCTTGTCGTCATCGCCGGTCGCGATCAGCTTGAACCACCGTCGCGTCATTTCCTTGGCGATGGTCTCTGACATGCGCCGGTATTCGGTGCGCTGCGCCAGCTCGGCCAGATAGGGATAGCCGAGCCACGCCATGCCCTCGGTGATGCCCTGATAGCCACCGTAGAGCGACATGGGGTTGTTGAGGTCGTCCATCGCCATCGGGATGACGCCATCAGGCACGACGCCACGCATCGGCTTGGCCGGCGCGAAGATGCGCGCCATGTCACCAGCGTCCACGGGGCGGGTCGAGTAGAGTTGGAACGGCGTGGTCTGCTGGCCGACCATGCCGGTGCTCAGCAGCGCGTTGTAGAGCGCCTGGGCGTCGATCTGCGGCGGGGCAGGCGGTGGAGGCGGTGGCGGCTCAGGCGCCGCGTCGCGCGCCAGGAGCCCGGCGAAGCCGGCGAGAGCGGTCAGCAGCGACATGACCCCTCCCTTCAGCGACGCATTGGCGGCAGCAGCATCCCCGTCATATCGCCCGGCATGTGGATGCCGAGCTTGCGCAATTCATCCGGATCGAAGCGCATCGGCGGATTCTGCGCGATCGCGTTATAGGCGCGGCTGACGCTGTCGGCATCGTCGTCGTGCGCGCCCTCGGGAAAGTTCTCAAGCTGCGACACGAACCGTTCGTTCCACTGGCCGCGTAGGACCAGCACGTTGCCGACCTCGGCCTGCGCGCTGAACGGTCCGAACCGCGTCACCTTGTCGCCACTCTCCGGTGAACTCTCCACGCGATAGCCGGCGAGCGCCCTGGTCATTGCCGCCACTTGGTATTTGCCGGCCTGTCCAGGGTCCTGTGGCAGGCTGACGATGCAATCGTAGCCATCCATCGCAGAGTAGTTCACCACCCGGCGCTCGACCTCGGCAGGGCTGCCACGGAAGGCATCGTGGTGCAGCACAATCCAGCGGCCGTCCTGCATCACACCGATCTTGGTGCACGCCGTCCAGTCGGGATCGGAACTGTCTTTCGGCTCCGACGAGGCCAGATCCCAGCCGCGCACGATCTTGGTGCACATCGGCGCAATGTCGATCACCTGACACCACGAGCGATTGAAGTAGAGCCCGGCGGAAGGAATGATCTTCCAGTTGCCGTTCAGCAGTCGTTCCCGCTCGACCTGCGGCAGGAGCATCAAATTACCCAAATACGATGGGTCTGAACGCATCAGTGCCGGGTTGTCGGCGAGCTTGGCGGCAACGAAGGTGAAACTCTTGACCGTCTCGGGCGGCTGACCGGTGGCCCGCACCGCTTCGCGCTTGCTGTTGAACCACAGGAAGCTGTCGTCCTGTCCGCGAGTGAAATAGCGGATCACGCCGGAGCGTTCAGGAATCGGATAGCCAGTCAGCGGGTCCCAGTACCAGGACAGGAACTCAGCGAGCCATGAGGACGCATCGGCGTTGCAGGTAGCGCGCATCCATGACTGTATGCCGGTGGAACTTCTATTGCGGCTCAGCATGTAGAAAAACTGAGACTTAGTAAAAGTTTGGAGTTCATCCCAACAAATCAACGGAACCTGACTACCATGCCAGTCATACACTGTGTTCTCGTGCTCGAGATGCGCCATCTTGATCGAGCCCTTGCCGGGCCAGCGCCATTCCAGCGTGTGGCTGATCGGCACACCGCCGGCGTGGGGGAAGACGCGGAGTGATTCCGGCCAGAGACCGCCGGGCTTGCGGATATCGACCGTGGTGCGGCGGAACATCACCGCGTCGAAGCCGGTAACGTGCGGCGGATGGCGCATTGCCTCCAGCAACAAGGCGTAGGTCTTGCCGCTCCCGGCACTGCCGCCGAACACGGCGATCTCGGCCCCGGTACGTCCGAAGGTCTGCTGCGGCCCGGCTTGCGGATAGATGTCGACGCCTTCGCGCGGCCGGCCGACCTGCATCATGCGGCCTGCTCGCCCTCGATTGTCAGTGGCTCATCGGGTTCGTTATCGGACACGGCATCGGTCGGCATCAGGAATACCTTGGGCGCCTCGGCGTTGCTGCTCGCATGCGCGATCGCCAGAGCCTCGACGACGTCGCCCTCAGTGGACGAGGCTGATTTTGCCCACACTCCCGGCCGGCGGGCGCGCAGCGCGGCAAGGGCAGCGTACAGGCTGCCACGAGCGGCGGCCTTGCTGATGACCTCCTCATAGAGGTCGGTGTGATCTTCGTAGGCTTCGTCCCACATCTTGGCGAAGATGGGATCAGCATCCCGCCACGCGTAGACCGCTTGGCGGGCCATATCGATGACGCGACACGCTGTCCGCACGCTGCCGCCGGAGGCGATCACGCGGCAGAACTGCAAGCGGCGTGCAACCGATCGCTTCGCTACGGCTCCCATCACTCACCTACCCAAGGCCAGTTCTGGCACCACGCGCACGGCATCGAACTTCTCGCCGGTGGCCTCGAGGACCGCCTCGGCGCCGACGAACTCCTGCCAGCGGGTGATCGCCTGATCGCAATATGCCGGGTTTAGCTCGATTGCGGCGCAGCAGCGGCCGGCCATCTGCGCGGCGATAACGCTGGTCCCCGATCCGAGGAAGGGATCATACACCCAATCGCCGACGGCCGAGTTGTTCTCCATCGGCTTGCGCATGCACTCCACCGGCTTCTGCGTGCCGTGCGTGGTGGCGGCCTCGACCACACCGGCATGGAAGCCCGAGGCGGTGGTGATGTCCCACACCGTGCTCTGCTTGCGGTCGCCCTGCCAGTGTCCTGTGCTGCCCTTGCGCACGGCGTACCAGCAACATTCATGCTGCCAGTGGTAGTGGCCGCGACCGAAGATCGGTTGATGCTTGCGCCAGACGATCTGCGATCTGATCTCGAAGCCGGCGGCGAGCAGGTGTTGCGGTACCTCGAGCTTGAGTGGGCTGCTCCAGATATAGGCGACGTCGCCCTGATAGTGTGCCCAGGCGGCTGACCAGTCGCTCTGCCCGTCGCCCGGCACGTAGGCCACTTTGCTCTTGCCGGGCGCCTGCCGCGGTCCCTTGTCGCGCCACTTGCCATCATAGGCCACGCCGTAGGGCGGGTCGGTCACGAGAAGCTGCGGCGTGGCGCCCGCCAGGACGCGCTGCACGGCCTCGGGGTCGGTGGCATCACCGCAGATCAGCCGATGCCGGCCAAGCTGCCACACGTCGCCTGGGCGCGTGCGTGGGACCTCTGGCGGCTCCGGCACGTCGTCCGGCTCGGTCCTGCCGCCGGTGTCGGCGATCATCGCCTCGGCCGCGGCGGCGGCGAAGCCGGTGAACTCCAGATCGAAGCCCGAGGCTTGCAGGTCCATGAACTCGCCCCGCAGCAACGACAGGTCCCAGCCGGCGTTCAGCGCCAACTGGTTATCGGCGATGCGGTAGGCTTTGATCTGCGCGGCGCTCCAACCGTCGGCGACCATGACGGGGACTGTGGTGAGGCCGAGGCGTCCTGCTGCGAGGACGCGGCCGTGGCCGGCGATGATGGTCCCGTCGGGGTCGATCAGCACCGGCGTCGCGAAACCGAACTCGGTGATCGATTTGGCGATCTGCGCGACCTGACCTTCGCTGTGGGTGCGGGCGTTGCGGGCGTAGGCGATCAACTCTGCCAGCGGGCGGCGTTCCACGTGATCTGCCGGCCACGCGCCTGATGTCCCTATTTTTTCCTCTGCTGCCACGATATTCCTCTTGACTGATGTCCCTATTTTTTCCTATCTTGTCGCCGTTGCACACACACAAAGGAACCTTCCGATGCCGTTTGACAATCTTCCCTACGCCGATCTGGTCGAGAAGCATGGCTTCATTCCAGCGAATCACGCCGCCCCGGTGTTCTTTCCGGTCAAGGCGCGCCGGCTGTTTGACGACCAGGGGCATGAACTGCCGGGCTGGATGCGCATCGTGCGCGAGGACACCGGCGACACGCTGCACGTCGCCACCGACAAATATCAAGTGGTGACCAACGAGGAAGCGTTCGGCGCTTTCGAAGAGACGCTGGCGAAGTCCTCGCTCGACCTGACCGACATGCGGATCGGCACCGACTACGCGCATTTCGGCGCACGTTGCTTCCGCCAGTATCTGCTGCCGGCGCACCGCGTCCAGGTGAAGCCTGGGGTCGAGGTCGCGCTGCGGCTGCTGATGCTCAATAGCTACGATGGTTCGCTTCGCTTCCGCGGCCAGTGCGGCGCCTATAACTTCGTCTGCGCCAATACCTCGATTATGGGGACCGACTACGCCTCGTTCGCGATGCGCCACACCGGCACTATTGACGTGCCCAAGGCGATTGCCGGGCTGACCCAGGCGGCCGAGGAACACATCCTGACGGCAAAGCGCTGGCAGGCGTGGCCGCATATCCCGGTGTCGGATGCCCAGGCGATCGCGGTCTGCGCGTCTATGCCGGCGGCCACTGAGACGCTGACGGATCACCTCGTCCATGCGTATCTGCGGGCTCGCGACGATGGCTCCGCGCAGTCGGGCGCCAATCTCTGGACTCTCTACAATACGCTTACCTATTGGAGCAGCCACGGCGACACCACCATCAAGGGTGGCCGTGGGCAGGCTCGCTTCGATCGCGAGAAGCGCGTGGCCGGGCTGATCGGCGGCAAGGTCTGGGCCGAGTTGGCCGACGCCTGATCACCGACGGAAGGGCCGGCAGCGATGCCGGTCCATTTCCCTGCGCATCCCCATAGGAATCACAGATATGTTCATCATCGTCGCGGCGATCATCATCGCCTACGTCATCATCAAGATCGCCGGCCCGGTGGGCCGCTACATCGGGTTCCCGCTGGTCGCCACCTTCATGGTTGCCTACCACTTCCCCGATTACCCCACGCTGATCGGCGCCACGTTCTGGGTCCTGCTCGCGCTCAACGCGCTCAGTTTGCAGAGCCCGAGGATCATCGCCTCGATCAAGAAGCAACAAGCCGACCCCTCGGTCTGACCCGCGACAGATGCAGCGTCCGCGCTGCATTTGCCTGGGCCTGTCCAGGGGAACTGTTGCACACACAAAGGAAACCGCAACTATGAAGTCGATCATCGCTATCGCACTGCTGCTCGCCACCATCGGCATCGCGCAGGCCGAGACCCACTGCCGCACGACCTGCAACAACTCGGGCGTCAACGGCTCTCAAGCCTGCCGCACCGACTGCTACTGACCAACCAACGGGGACGCGGCGACGCGCCTCCAGCGAGAAGGAGTCTGTCTGATGAGCGATGAACCTATCCTGCCGCCACCGGTGCCGCTGATGTCGGCGGTCAAGGCGAGAAACCTAGCCCGCGAGTGCCAGGGCATGGCGAACCATTTACGGGAGATCGGCGAGACCGGCGTCGCGACAACGCTCGAGCGTCGCAGCGCATGGTGGATGGCCTATGCGATCGCACTATCACAGATACCGCCCGGCGCTACGGATGGGGAGTCTGTCTGATGTGGATAATGCTGAACGACGCGCCGCCGCCAGATGCCAACGGCCAGTGGCACTTCACCTACGTGACGTACGATCCCGACACCTTCGAGTGGTATGGCGGGAAGCACACCACCAGCGATCTAGCGGACGGCTACATCGGTTCGGGGCATTGGATTGCGGATCACATTGCGCCGGAGCGACTGACCTTCGAGGTGGTAGCGTTCTATCCCAATGAGACAGCCGCCTATGCGGCTGAGGCCGAGTTGGTCACTGACCAGATGGTGATGGACGACGCGTTGTGCATGAACCTACTGGGTGGCGGGCGCGGATTTACGTCTAAGTTCGTGCTTCGATTAGTCGCCGATCCTGCTTATAGAGCGAAGAAGAGCGCTTCGCTGAAGGTTGCGTTCGCCGATCCTGCGTTCAAAGCTCGGCAAAGCGTTTTACTGAAGGCTGCGTTTGCGCAGCCTGGAGCATTTCAACGAAAGAGCGCCGGGTTAAAGGCCGCGTTAGCCAGTCCTGAGGTTAGAGCTTCGATCAGTGCTAGGCAGAAGATTTCTCACAATAGACCAGAGGTCAAGAAAGCAATCAAAACGGCGCTGGCTGATCCTGAAGTGAAGGCGAGACAGATAGCTGGGCAGACGGCCACTTGGGCAGACCCCGAAGTCAGGACCAGTCGTAGCGAGGGTATTAAAGCCGCTCACGCTAGACCTGAGGTGAAGATCAGAGTCTGCGCCGGCCGAAAAGTTGCCTGGATCAAACGCCGTACAAAACCTGACTACGACACGCCCGATGCTAAGGCACGACGCAGCGCCGCAACCAAGGCAGGTCATGCCAAACGCAGTGATTCTTGGCGGCAGAATTACAAACGGAGGACAAACTAATGTGGTTGTTTTGCAATGACTCATTTCTGAGCATTGTCGCACCGACCGCTACGCGCAAGACCCGCAACTTGCTGGTGCGCGCGCGACGCGAGGGCGATATCGAGCGGGTGTTCGGCGCGGTGAAGGTCGAGCATACGCCGAAGCGAGACTATGCCTATCGCGCGTTCATTGCTCGCCGTGTCGTGTCGCGTGCGATGGCCGATGAAGTGGAGCGAATTAGCTATACAAACTTCAAAAACTCTGTGGAGGAGATCGACCGCCACGACGCCTATCTGTCGGTGTGGACAACCATGATGCGCTGGGGCCACGGCGCCTTTCGCAATAAGTCATGGTTCGATCGGCTTGGCGAGGTCACCACTGATCCGGCCGCAGATCCCGACGCGATGCTGGCGCTGGAGGCGAAGTAAATGACCAGAGCGGGACGTCCACTGCATGTAAGCGACCTACCGGATGGCTGGCTCGATCAGGTGCTCGAGCAGATCGGCTGGACGCGGCATCGCCTCGCGCGGGAGTTGGATTGTGACAAGAACCTGCCGATCCGCTGGGCGAGAGGCGATGTCGGGGTGCCGAAGCTTGTGGTCAAATGGCTGACCCGGCTGGCAACGGCACACGAGCGCATTCCGAAGCCGATCGACTGGAAAGTCCGCAACGTAAGCCGATAGGGATAAAATGAACGATGTCCCTATTTTTTCCGTTTTATCGCTTGACTGACGTCCCGGTTTTTTCCTATATTCCTGGTGTTGCACACACACCGAGGAACCCCACCGATGTTTGATTTGAGTGTCCCTAACGCGAAGCCCGGCCAATGCGAGAAGTGCTCGGGCAGTGGCGTCTATGGCTGGGGCGCCGTGGTCAACGGCCAGTGCGAGAAGTCCGGCCCCTGCTTCTCCTGCAAGGGCACCGGCAAGCAGAGCGTCAAGCAGATCAAGACGAACATGGCGTATAACAGGTACAAGATCGCGCTGATCTGCTCGGAGGCCGCGTGATGGCAAAGGCCAACTGGAACGACGTCAAGTTCGCCGTGGTCTATCCGATCAGGATGCAGAACGGCGAGACCGTGGCGTGGAAAGGCACTGATCTCTACGGCGACCTGATCGAGCTTGGATCAGCGGTGGAGATGACCGAGGCCAAAGCCAAGCAAGCGCTGGTCGACTATCGCGCCAAGCAAGCCGCCGAAGGGAGGCTGGTCTGATGGCCGAGCGATTCACCCTCACCCTGCGCGAGGCCAGCCTTGTGTTCGGGCTGCTGGAGGACCGGCGGCGGCACATGATGGACATCGAGGACGAGGACGAGGGCGAGGCCGAGGCCGAGGGCTTCGCCGCCTCCCCCTACAAGGCGCTCTATGACCGGCTGCTGGCGGAAATCCGCAGCCACAACATCGCGGTGCTCGATCAGCGGAGGCAGGCGGCATGAACACCTTCTCCGAAACGCCGCGTGCGCTCCCCGACGGCCGGCACGGGATCGAGGCGGACGCCACCGCGATCGGCGAATGGCGGCCCACCCCGTCGCAGGTGCGCGACGTAATCCTCGATTTCCTGGTGACCGGGCCTGACTTCAGCGAGAGCTTGCCGCTCGAGCCCCTGGCCAAGGAATTTGCGCCGACGCAACGCGAGGTCGAGGTGACGTCGGAACTATGCCATGAGGCGGTGACCGCCGGGCGCATGATCGACTTCGGCGATCTGCCGAATGACGCATTGAAGCTCGGCGGCTCGCGCGGCGGCCCCCTGTTCAACCAGAGTGCCCTGGGCCAGCCGTTCCAAGATCCGTGGGTGCTCTATCACACCTGGGAAAAGGCGGTGGCCATCTATCTGGTCAACCCGATGGCGAACGGTGACGCCGAGGTCTGCGAGCTACAGCCGGTCCTGCTCGGTGGCAGGCGCATCCTAATGATCGCTGATCGAGGCATTTTCTGTAGGCCGCAGCCGGGCGACGCGATGCCGACGCACAAATACAAGGCGATCGTGGCGCCTTCGATGCTGCGCTTTCTGCTTGAGCCCTACGGCGCAGAGTTCAACAACGGCGGTTCGCCAGAGAGTGCCGCGGCCGGCAACATCGGCGATCCGCTGATGACGGCGCTGCTGATCTTGAACACGCGCGGTGTCGATCGGGAGACCATCGCCTGCCCACCGAAGCTGGCCAAGGCGCGGCTGAAGTCGGGCAAACGGCCGATCCCGCCGTTCGATCGGGTGAATACACAGCCGTATGTCACAGCGTTACTGGCGCGGCGTAGTAGCGGTGGCGAGGATCGCGGCGGCCATCATGCCAGCCCGACGCCCCACATACGGCGCGGGCATCCTAGAGTCTACGCCACAGGACGAAGCATTTTTATCCGCGATACTTTAGTCGGAGTGCCCGACGATCAGCGCGCTTCGTTCAAGTCGCAGCGCTCGCACTACACAACGAAAGGAACGGAGTAACGACCATGGATCAATTCACCCCCGACAACACCGCCGGCTACAGCGATTTCGACCTCGCGGCGCTGAACGCCATGTTTTACCACAAGCTTGCGATTGCGGTTAGCGAACTGCCCGACGGTGCTGAGGGCGCGGACGACGACACACTGACGCAGATCAAGCAGTCGTTGGCGGAGGCTGTGCTGGCCGATTGGCACGCCCGGATGGAGGGCTGAGCGATGAGCGAGACGAGTCGGGTGTGGCTCAGCGAGGGTGACGCGTGCGCCTATCTGCGAGCGGCTGGATGGCGGCGTTTGTTGGCGAACTGGTGGCGCGTGCCCGTTGGACACGAGGTCACGGCGGAGGAGATGGAGGCGGTCCGCTATCTCGTTTACGAGCACGACTATCCCGGGTTTGAAGATCGATACATGCGGGAGGGCGCTGCTGACTTTGAGACCGGACTTCCGAGGGGTGCCAATCGGTATGAGTTGACCTACGACGGAGGGGTGCCGCACCGCCGTTGGCTTTATGGCTGGGAGAACGCGCGCCAATGACCTGACTCGGATGTTGCGCCTGAAGCGCGGAATCCTTCGACAATAGTGCGGACGCTAGACCGTGCACTATGCCAGCGTCAACAGGTTGTGTCTAAAATAGACTGCCGGACACAAAAGACGCAGATCGGCGACATCGGGGTGACCGTCAATGGCAAGATCGACAGACCTGCATCGAATGACACCGGAGCGCCAGGACATTGAGCGCAGGCGCGCCGCCCGGCGCCTACGTGCGATCCGCTACGCCATGCTGATCGGCGAGAAGCGCGACACTATCGCCACGATCGCCGCCCGCGAGGGCCTCGTCCATCAGGCGATCCGGCACATCCTACACAATGCCTGCCCGGCGTTCATCGTGCCGCCTCCATCACCACCTGAATTTAAGCCGCCCCCGCCGCCGCCAGAACGTCCTGACTGGTCGCGGCCGGGGCCGGCATTGCGCCAGATCGCCCGCGAGACGCGGGCGGAAATCGAGAAGGTGTGGCGATGAGCGAGTGGTATCTCGTATTTAGTGTCGAACACGGGGCTTGGTGGGGCCCGCTGCGCTCCGGTTATGTCCGCAGCCTGGGCGACGCCGGCCGTTACTCGCTGGCCGAGGCGCTGGATATCTGCACCCACGCGATCCCCGGCACCTCACGGCTGCTCGGGGCGCTGCCAGAACTGCCGGTGCGCGAGGACCACGTGCTGGCGCTGCATGAGCGATTCCGGCGCGAGTACCCTGGCATCACAAAGGAAGAGTGGGAGCCGTGACGCCCTGGAGATACCGGAGGGAAAGCCGTGGCTGAAGGAAAAGACGGAACGACCAACCCCTATACCCTAGCTAGGGACAAGACCGCGCAAACCGAACCGCTGACCGAAGGGCAAAAGATCGTGGCGGATTGGGAGAATAATCACATAGCAGAGCCGTGTGAGTTAGCCACCGTCATTGATATGGCTTTGATCGAAGCTTGGGAGAGGGGGCGTGAAGGTGTCTGACGGAAAATCCCAGACGACGCAGGAGGAGCTGCGCGCGCTGCTGCCGCCTGGAGTGGTGCGGCTGGCGCGCGACCCGAACGACGTGCCTGAGATTGAGGAGGTGTGGGTATGACACCTGGCGAGCAATACTGCGACGGCATCCTGGTGCGCGTGGTGTGCGACGGGCCGCGGCCGTTCTGTGCCGGGCTGCTGATCGATCGGGCGACCGACCGGGTGGTGTTCGCCGCGCCGATCCTGCGCCATCTGATGGGCCAGCGGTCTGACAAGCTGCGCCAGGGCTTTGCACGGTTGGGTTGGCGCGCCACGATCGTGCGGCGGCGGCACTAGGCGTTGGTATGGCTGATGGTCGACCGGCGCTATGCGTTGATTGTGGCGTGCAAAGTGCACGGTCTGATTAAGGCGTGGTAAGCGGTATTGGCCACAAATCGGGCAGCGAAAAGTTACAAGGTGGTTCCGTCCGATAACCGGCATTTTCGCCCACGACCGTGCACTTTGTCAGGTCACGAAAGGCTATGGCGATGCAGATGACCGAGGACGTACTGAAGACCGCTACAGCGGATCTGCTCGGCGGCGATGTGTCGGTCTTTGACCTCGACAGATTGCTTCATCTGATAACGCTGACGCAGCACGCCACGGACATCCTGCTGAACGAAATAGAGCGACGTGGCGAACTGACCTTCACAGACGATATGCCAATCGTGCCCTACATGTCGGAATACTCGGTGGAGACGATCCTTACGCGCTAATGCGGCTCTGCGCCATTCGAAAGGAGGAACGCGAGGCGATGTGGCGCAGTTTTACCGCTCGTCGGGTAGCTCCGCAATCGCCTCCAGCGCGGCGCGGTAAGCGTCCCTGACGCCTCGGCGGTAGGCCATCTGCTCTGCGGTCTGACCCAACTCCGGGAGTGCCAGGAACGGCGGCTCCAGCGCTTTGACCGCCGCCTCCATCTGCTCGATGAGTTCGGCTTTGGTCATAGCGGATCGATCCCGCAGGCCAGCGCTTCGTTCAGCCAGAAATCGAGCCGGTCCCGACTGGTGATACCGGGCACCATTGACCGCAGATTTTCAATCTCGGGACCGCGCCACGCTGGCGCGTTGATCCACTGTCGCAGGTAGGCGCGCATCGCGGCGATCTGCTCCTCGGTCATGGGCATGCCCGTAAGGAACGCCTCGACGGCGGGCCGCAACACGCCCGAGGTCTCGTGCATCCAGTAGCCGGGCGTCATTTGCAGACGCTTATCCAAAGCGATCCAGCCCCTTGCCGTCAATCACGTCCTGGGCGTCAAACGGCTCCGGGTCGTCCTCAAACCGGTGGCACCTCCCGCAGAAGCGAAACTCCGCATCTTTCGGATGGTGGCTGACGGCGCCGCAGCGCGGACACACGTAGCGGCTCACGGCGTGTGCGACCACAGATCGCCTGGAACCGGCATTGTCGGGACCGTCGCGGAGAGTACTTCCCCATAGAACACGTTGAGCGCGTTGATATCGGACGCGACTTCTGGGTGCGTGCCGTAATATGCCACGAAGTCGTTGATAACTTGAGCATGGTAATCGTCCAGCGTCAGCACAGGCGGCGGCGGAGGGGGGGGCGGCGGTGGAGGATCGCCGGTCGTCGTCGGGTTGACGAACGTCATCTGGCTGGTGTCGAGCGACGGCCTGGAGGACAGTAGCACAGTGCCCGAGGCATCGGCCGGTAGCTGCGACGCGGTCAGGCCGAACACGCTGTTGTTGGTGAGGCCCAAGGGCGTCCCCGGCGGATCGAGCGCGAAACCGCCGCGAGGATCGTCGTTGACGATGGTGTTGCTGGCGATCGAGACCGACGTGCCGGGGTTGCTGGCGCCCTCCTCCCCATACGCGATGATGAACGGGTTCTGGGTGTTCGCCCCTTGCTCGATCTGGTCGTTCGAGATGTTGGCATTGCCGCCGTTCGGCAGGTCGATGCTGTAGCTTGCGCTGCCGTTGTTGTCGAAGATGCGGTCGCCGGTGATGGTGTTGTTCTCGGCGCGGCTCTTGATCTCGTGGCCGACGATGGCGTCGTGGATGTAGCTGTTGGTGATGCTGAAATCCGCGATCGCGCCGATGTACAGGTTGTGCGTCGAGCCTGATCCATCGCCGTTGAAGGCGAACTCCGAGTTGTCGATCGCGATCGAGCCGTTCGGATCGGGCGCGCCAAGCAGGCCGTCCTGATTGTCGTGAATGTAGTCATTTGAGAGGGATAGCGCGCCGCCCTCATAGCGGATCGCGGCACCGTTGCTGTCCGGCACGGTGACGCCCGAGATATCGAAGCCGTTTATGGCGACGCTGATGCCGGGCGCGCCTTCGGTGATCATCGCCTTGCCGTCTGGCGGCTGCGTCGTCGCCACCATGACGACCTCACCGTTGACCGCCTGGAGGATCAGCGAATTGCGGATTGTCGTGAAATCATCGGTATACGTCCCGGCCTGCACGTCGATCGTGTCGCCGGGTTGTGCGGCGGCGACCGCGTCGTGGATGGTCTGGAAATCGCCAGTCGGACCGACCGTGATGATGCTCATGATTACCCTTTCATTCCTTGCTGGTGTCCTTCTCGATGTCGTCGGCGATCTTGCGCAGCATGCCCGGCAACATCGCGGTTAGGTCCACTCCCCGGCTCTGCACCGAGAACCCAGAGCCCATTTTGCCGCCGAGCACGAGCACGATCACCGCGTCGGCCCCGGACTCCTCCCGGACGATAGTGGCGAGGCGGTCATACTTGCCGGGACCGAGCGCCATTACTGCTTGAACCTGTCACGAGCTCTCGCTTGCGCAATAACCCGCTGTAGCACCTTGGATTTAATGTCGAATGGAATGTCATGCCGGCGATAAAGCGCCCCGATCGCGGCCACATGAACCGGCACCGAACTGCGGCTTTTGACCGTCCCCAGATATCGCGCGACATCAGCATACGGCGCCGGAAATTCGATATTGCGCTCCTCGCACCAGGCCGAGAACGACGCCTGCGCGCTGGCGTAAATGCGAAGCGTGACAGCGCCTAGTGCCATTACTGCTTGAGCCTGTCGGTGATGTGGACCTTGGTGTCGGGGCCGATGCCTTCGGCCAGCATTTCAGTCATCTGCCCCTCGCTCCTCCCGCTGAAGATCAGCACGTCGAACGGCAGCCCGGTCTCCGGCCCGTCTATCTTGATGAAGCTGTCCAGCGGCGCCTCGAGCAGCTTGTCCAGGTTGGCGAAAGAGAGCCCGACGAACAGCGTCTTGCGGCCCTTGAACATGCCGGTGGCTTTGATCATTCAGTTCGACCTCACGTATTGCATGGCGCACGGGATGCAGAGCTTCATCGGGCACCATTGATGTCGGCGTCTTCGGCCTCGTCGTTCGAGAGGTGCTCCACCGGCTTTCCGTCGATCATCCCCCGCAGCGCCATTACTGTCTCCGACCTATCACGCCGATGGCGTCATCCAGCTTCTCGTCGATCGCGACGACGAACTGCTCAAGCATGTCACGCACGTCGTGGGCGGACACCGCGCCACCGTTGACCTCGCCCATCCAGCGGAGCGTGAAACCGGCCAGCGCTTGCTGCACACGCGGCTCGCGCAGGTTCAGGCCGCGCAGGGCTTGCAGGTCGTCTCCGGTGAAGCTCATGGGCGGATCTTCCGCGGCTCGATGCTCCACGCCGTCAACGGCCGGTTCGGCTCACCGTCCGGTCGCAGCGGTCTCCGGGTGCTCTGGCGCTTCCATTCCTCCATAACGGCGAGGAAGCTGTCGAACCGCTGGGCCTCCTCGATCAGCCGCGTGGTGACGATTGAGCCGCGCCCGCGATAGGCGTCCGGGTCGAAGCTGCGCAGGAAAAGTCCGGACGGATCACGGCCCTCCAGGACTACGCGCATCAACTCGACCGTGTCAGTGCCCTCGATCATCGCCATAACCCATACCTCGCTCACCGGCCGCCGGGCGGGATGTAGTCCGGCGGCGGACGGCGGAACTCCGGGTCTTCGACCTCGAAACCGGCTTTGCGAAGATATCCAGCTATGTCCGAGCCAACGCTCTCGTGAAGCATCATCAGCAGCCGGGCTTGCTCGACCGGCATGACAGCGATCAGCCGCGTGACGTCCTCGGGTAATCGCTGCATCACCGCTGTGCGGGCGGCGGCGAAGCCCTCCGCCTTGCCGCTGTGCAAAGCCTCGATAAGGCGTGTTTCCGATAACCGTGGATCGTCGGTCGTGATCTGAAGCATGACGACGAACGTGTTGGTTTTGGCCATCAGCATGGCCCCTCTCCGGTGAAGCTCATCCGCTTAACAATGCATTCTGCATACCACGCAACCAGCCCGCA